TCCGTAATCCTATGCTCACTATTGATTTTCCCGATGAATCCGTTACTTATGACACTTTCGTCCGCGATGTAGCGTCCTCTGTAGTCCGTATGCTTGCCGATACACACAATGACCCCGAAATGGTCAGCCAGCGAAAAGCATACGCTATGTTTGGGCGTGGCAATGTGGATAGATGGCGCAAGCAGGGTAAAATAACCCCCTGCAAGCGTCCGGGCAAAGTTGAATACCGCACAATCGAACTGCGTACACTACAAAGGTTACAACAAGACTATTTCAAATGATAAGGGAGGATAGCTCAGCGGATAGAGCGGCGGTACGTACCCAAATGGCCAAGATGCAGCAGGACACAGGTTCAAATCCTGTTCCTCCCACTATTTTTTCACTATTAAAAATCAAAGTAGATGAAAGCAATTCAGCTAAAATCAATCACGCTTCGCAACTGGCGTGGAGAAAAAGAAAGGACAACACAGTTCCATACAGATGGCACTGTTACACGTATCTGTGGTCGTAACGGTCTCGGCAAGTCCAGGCACATGGATGCGTTCTGTTGGCTGCTTTTCGGCAAGGACAGCAAAGACCGTAAAGACTTCAACTTGCGCACCACAGACGAAAAGGGCAATCCCCTACAGCATTGTGAATGCTCCGTAGAGGGAACATTAGTCGTTGATGGAACGGAAATTACCATCAAACGAGAGTATAAGGAGCAATGGGTCAAACCTCGTGGACAAGTAGAGGAAGTGTTCAAGGGGAATGTCACCGAATGCACATGGGACGGCGTACCTGTTCGTGTCAATGAGTATAAGGAACGGATAAATGCCGAAATCATTGATGAGAACCTTTTCAAGATGCTAACCAATACCGAGTATTTCCTATCGTTAAAACAAGATGTTCAACGTGAAGTGTTAATGTCCATTGCCGGAGCCAAAACAGACAACGAATTGGCGCAGGGAAATGCAGAATTTACCGCTCTCGTAGACATGTTGAGTGGCAAATCATTGGCGGATTATCGTCGGCAGATTGCCGCAGAGAAAAAACGTCTAAAAATGCAAGCGGATGAAATCAAGCCACGTATCGACCAAACGGACAAGATGAAACCAGAAGCCGAGGATTGGAACTCATTGGAAGAAATGCTCACCGACAAAAAGAAAGAGCTGGAAGAAATAAACGAACTTCTGCATTCTGAAGATGCTCGCAAGCAATCTGCCATCGATAAAAAAGCTGCGCTGAACCGTGAAAAACGGCAAATCGAACAGCAACAGAAGGATATTCTTGCCGCAGAAAGGAGAAGTCGTCAGGAGGAAGCCGATAAGCAGAACGAAACACGTAATGAAATCGAGAAAGAGTTGAAGAATATTCATTCCGAACGATCGGATTGCAATATAGACATTACCCGTGCAAAAGAACGCATCAAGTATTTGAACGAAGAAATAACTGGAACAACAAGCAGACTTGAAGAATTACGTTCCGAATGGGCATCCATTCGTGCCACACAGTACACCGGTGATAATATCTGTCCTCATTGCGGTCAGCCTTTACCCGACAATATGATACAAGACGCTCTCCAAAAGTTTGAAGAATATAAACAAAACAGGCTCAAAGAGAATCAATCACGTGGAAAATCCCTGTCGACACAAGTCGAATCATACCGAGAGGAATTAAACAGGCGTAATGAAGAACTTGTAGAGCATTCCAAAAAGATTACTGCCATTGACGAATGTATTGCAGGGCTGTATGATCGTCTGAAATCCACCCCGAAAGCAGCACCGTCCGCCATCAACGAAAACGAGCTGCCTGCGTATGCAGCAAACCTGAAACGTTTGGATGAGATAGAAAAAGAAATAGCAAATATCACATATACTCAGACAGATACCGAACTGTCCGAACGTGCCGAGTTGGTGAAATCTGCTATCAAGAACTTGGAAATCCAACTAAACAACCGTACCATTATCGCCAACTATGATAAAGAAATAGAGCGTCTTGAAAAGGAAGGTCGTGAACTCGCACAGAAGATAGCCGACATAGAGAAACGTGAATATATAGCTGCTAAGTTTGCCAAAGCTCGCATTGATGATTGTGAGAGCCGTTTGAACTCGCTGTTTGGCATGGTACACTGGAAACTTTTCGATACCACTCTTGACGGAAACGAATACGAAGTATGTATTCCTATAATTGATGGTGTGTCCTATGGTACGTGCAATACAGCAAAGCAAGTGAACGCAGGTATTGACATCACCAACACATTGGCAAGGCATTACGAAGTCTATGCTCCAATGTTCATTGACCGTGCCGAAAGCGTGAATACATTCATTGCTTCCAACGCACAAATGATATTCTTGCAGGTTACAACAGACAGTCAACTAACAGTAAAATAAATAGTTAAATCTTTAATTATTAGAATTATGAACGAAAGACAAATCACACCGGTTACACATCAAAGTAACGTTCCTGCTGGCATCAACTTCTTTGACCCGACAACCATTGAAACGCTCAACCGTTTCTCCACCATGTTTGCCAATTCCAGTCTTGTACCCGAAAGTTACCGCATTGGCGGTGTTGTTGGCGGTAAGACCGGAGAAGGACCTAAAAAAACGGTCTCTGAAGCCGAAGCAGTAGCCAACTGCGTAATCGCATTCGATGTGGCCACACGCATTGGAGCATCCCCTCTTATGGTAATGCAGAACTTGTACATTGTATATGGTCGCCCATCTTGGTCGTCCAAGTTCCTAATTGCCACTATCAATACTTGTGGACGCTTTGAACCACTGAAGTTTGAATTGACATCAAATGGAGTTTGCAATAACGGTGTGGCAAATGTCAAGTGTGTGGCATGGACTACTCCTAAAGGTGTTACGCATGATGAGAACGGAAAACCGGTTACATCAAAATCACCACTTGCCTTACGTGGTACAGCCGTTACCATACAAATGGCGATTGATGAGGGTTGGTATAGCAAAAACGGCAGCAAGTGGCGTACTATGCCCGAACAGATGTTACGTTACCGTGCCGCCTCGTTCTGGTGCTCTACATACTCACCGGAACTGTCAATGGGTATGCGTACCGTTGAAGAAAATGTAGAGGACGCCGATTATGTCGATGTTACAGAACAGGTTGCGAAAGAAATTTCCACGCAAGCCAACAAAGGCACTATCAGTTTTGATGATGCAGTAGCTCCGGTTTCCAATGAAGTTCCGGCAGGTGTTGACCCTGAAACAGGAGAAATTAAAGAGACCCAAGGTGAAACAAGTACCGAAAACCAAGCCTCAACCGAGGATGATGGACCGGGCTATTAATCCTATTTGAAATGAAACTTCATGTGTTAGGTTCTTCATCATCAGGCAACTGTTACCTCTTCCAGTCTGAAAAGACTGGTGAGGTACTTGCAGTGGAAGCCGGAGTTAAGTTCAACAAAGTAAAAAAGGTTCTTGACTTCAATCTAAACAGCATTGTTGGTTGTATCGTCAGCCATGAGCATGGCGACCATGCCAAATGTGTGGGCGATTTTATAAACGCCTGCATACCTTGCTATATGAGTCAAGGCACAAAACATGCGCTTGGTTTCTCTTCCAGCTATTGGGCAAAAGGGCTGTTACCATTCGAACAAGTTGTGATAAATGGATTTAGAGTGATACCGTTCCCAGTACAACATGATGCTGCGGAACCTTACGGATACCTCATCCGTCATGAAGAGTGCGGAACAGTGCTGTTTGCCACAGACACCTATTTCCTAAAATACAAATTTCCCGGTCTTAACAATGTAATGTTGGAGTGCAATTATAGCAAGGAAATTCTTGATGCAAATTTCACTGCCGGGCGCATTGACAAGAAACGCTACGAACGCACCATTAAGTCGCACATGTCCTATGATAACTGTCTCCTCACATTGCAAGCCAATGACCTGTCTCAAGTATGCAACATTCTACTCCTGCATCTGTCCGACAATAACAGCAATGCTACGGAGTTTATCCATGGAATAGAAAGATTATATCCAGAGATAGAAATAACAGCCGCTACAAATGGGCTTTCGTTAACATTTAACAAGAATCCCTATTAGCATTTGTGATTATGAGGAAAAATAATAGTAACCAGTAAATAAAGTAATATGAGAATCTATTTTGATATAATATTTATTGTTTTGAATATCATCATTTTTGCTGTTAACTTTCATTTTGCTTTAGAATCCAAATCCTCTAAAGCATATACGTATGCCATTTTAGGAATGAGTTTTGCCATTGCAGCCATCATCCTACTTCTATCTGCGGATTTAAATCAAGAATCATAATGAAAAAATCAGTTGAAAATACTCAATACAAAACAGAGAATTGTAGGCCAAACAATAGTGATCTATCATTTTAATAAAAATAAAAACAATGAGAAAAATTGAGATCGTTGAACATGTTATCAACAATACGACTATTAGTCGCTCACAGGCTATTCAAGCCGTAGATTGTGCTTTTGATGCTATTGAGAAAGCACTTTGTAAAGGTGAAAGTGTCTATATACGTGGTTTTGGCACTATCAAGACTTATATCACAAAAGAAAGGAAAGCCCGTAATATCTACAAGAGAACAACGGTAATCATTCCGGCAAGACGAACAGTAAAACTTGTAGTCAGTAAACAACTCAAAGAAAAAATGAACTCATGATGCACACGTGGTTTGAATGTAAAATCCGTTATGAAAAGACAATGGATAACGGAATGAACAAGAAAGTAACAGAACCCTATCTGGTTGACGCGCTCAGCTTCACGGAAGCGGAAGCACGCATCATTGAAGAAATGACACCCTTTATTTCCGGTGAGTTTACAGTTTCCGACATTAAACGTGCCAACTATAGCGAGCTCTTTCCCTGTGAGGAAGACAGTGCTGACCGCTGGTTCAAGTGCAAGCTATATTTCATTACCTTAGATGAAAAAAGTGGAGCAGAAAAAAAGACAGCTACCAACGTACTGGTACAAGCAGCCGACTTGCGTGATGCAGTAAATAAACTGGATGAGGGTATGAAAGGCACAATGGCCGACTATCAAATTGCATCGGTAGCGGAAACTGCCATTATGGATGTCTATCCATATGCCGCAGATGAGTCCATTACGGATACCATCAGTGAAAATGCCAATTCGCCTGTTGTACGAAATTTCATACAATCTCTCCCCGAAGGTTGCAGGACAACGATAACCGTTGGTGGGAAAAAAGTTGTAGTAGACAAGACCGGAAAAGACACCATTGTTACACCCGAAAAGCAAAGCGACAATGACACTTGAGGAAATGCTTCAAATGGAAAGGAAACGAAAAAAGAAGCAAAAATATGACGATGAGGAACATCGCATACAATGCTCTTGCGTAAAGTGGTTCAATTTGAAGTATCCGAAGTTAAAAGGCCGGTTGTTTGCTGTGCCGAACGGAGGAAGACGTGATACTGTTACAGGTGGCAAATTGAAAGCTGAGGGCGTAACAGCCGGTGTATCCGATTTGATTCTGTTGAAAAGCAATCGTGATTATGGTGCGCTGCTCATTGAAATGAAAAAGAAAGGCGGCTATCAATCTCCATCACAAAAAGAATGGCAAAAGATAATATGTGAAAACGGAGAATACAAATATGTTCTGTGCTTTTCGCTGGATGATTTCATTCGTGAAGTGGATGATTATTTGAGAAATGAATTTTAAAAAAGTCAGATATGGCACGAACTTTTAAAAAAGGTCTTGACTATTTCCCTCTGGATATAGATATATTTAACGACCTTAAAATAAGAAAACTAATCAAGTATCAAGGTGGAAAAGCTATAACGGTATATGCTCTGCTGCTCTGCAATATCTACAAGAGTGGGTATTATATGAAGTGGGATAAAGAGTTGCCTTTCATTTGCTCGGAGCTTACGGGATTTGAGGAGGCATATATATCAGAAGTAATCAAAACCTGCCTGACACTGGGGTTGTTTTCAAAAGAATTGTTTGACGCTGAAAAAGTATTGACTTCTAAAGGTATTCAGGAAAGGTATAGTCGTATATGCGTACAGTGCCGTCGTGTTTGCTATATTGGGGATTATAACCTAATCGAGAAAAGAAAGCCCAAACAAACTGAAAAACTGCCACGAAAGAATGACAATCCACAAACGATACAAGGTAGTACAACAGTGCAAAACGAACTGCAATACGAGCCTTACTCCATGACTATCGATGAAGAAATCGCCGAACTGAAAAAAGACGAGTGTTGGCTTGACCAATTACAAGTGCTTCATGCAACGAATATTTCCTCTTTGCGCAGCAGTCTTGACGACTTCCGGGTGCAATGCCTGGCAGACGGGAAAGACCGGCATTCTTCCTTACAGGATGCCAAACAGCACTTCAACGCATGGTTGAGAATTGTAAATGATAAAAATAAAAGAAAAGATGATAAAGTTAGACCCGAAAGCAGAAATCAACGCAGAGGTAATCTTCTCAAATCTGATGAAGAGAAAACATATGGTAACTCGTTTTAGATTGCCATATACCGCCAAGCAAGTTTACGCTATGCTATATGAAGCGTGCCGGGTGGAAGTTGCTCATAGGCATAGGGAATTTAATGCCACCGAACAATACAAAAAGCACCTTTGGGACATTTCCAATTGGATTACATCGGAAGCCTCCACTTTCGGATTGTTCCTTTGCGGCGATGCCGGAAATGGGAAAACCACCATTCTGCGTGCATTGCAAAACCTTATAAACTACTTGCGCTCTGATGAGGGGTATAACAGCAATGCGGATGCATATCCGATACGCGGCTACATGATGGTATCGGCTAAAGAACTCGTCTTGCTGGCTAAAGCGTATAACAATCCCACACGCGACAACACCTCCGATGTGGCACGCTACAAAAGGCTGCGCCAAATCGAAATACTCGCAATCGACGAACTCGGCTCCGAACCGAAAGAAAGCATTCATTATGGCGATTACGTAACCGCCGCCATGGATATGCTGTCTTTTCGCTATGAAGAGCAGTTCTGTACGCTGGTCTCATCCAATCTTACGGCAAAAGAAATTGCAGAATATTACGACGAACGAATTGCAGACCGTTTCCGTGAAATGATGCTAATCATCAATTTCGGCAATGAGCAGTCATTCAGAAAACAGTAAACTAATTAAAAACATTATGACGATGAATACAGATTATAGTTATTGTTCGGGCGTTACCTGCTCAATCCGCAAGAGTTGCAAACGCTATTTACCCGATCCACCCGATACACGTTTGCAATGGGTATGGCCAGCATACAATCCGGAAACAGGCAAATGCAAGTACTATGAGCCAACAACCATTAATTCAAATAAAAAATAAATATGGATTATTTAGAAGTAAAGAAGTGTGAAGTATGTGGAAAGACTAAACATATTTCAGAGTTCAGCAAATCATATCCTAACAGGTGTAAAACTTGTGTAGCAGAACACACGAGACAAATGAGAGCTGCTGAAAAACTTAAAGCTAAAGTAAAGGCTACCGGCGAGGTCATAGATGTTGAACCTTCAGGTACTATGCTGGTTTCATGCGGTTCATTCATAACAAAAGACGGTAGAAAAATACCCGGAACAGCACTTGAATTTGAAAAAGCCATAGACTGGGAACAACGCAGATACGAGATTGCGAAAGAGCTAATGAAAGGATTTTCAGCCAATTCACATAATCAGTGTGTGGATGCAAGTAGCGAAACGTTAGCCCAGTGGAGCATTAGCGGTGCTGATGCTCTTATTGCAAAATTGAAGAAAGGAGTTGAAGAATGAAACGAGAAGATATTGAAAAAGTGGCAAAAGATTATTCCATAGGTAAAACATATTTTCGGAGAAACGTTCTCAAAGAAGTGGATGCGGACGATTATGTTCTACGCAAGGGTAATTGCAGTGAAGACTTCATAGCTGGTGCAGAATGGCGCATAAATAGCGTGTGGCATAGTAACAATCGAACGTATAAAGCGCAAAAACCAGCTTTGGTTATATTCAAAAACGGCAAAGCCAAGGTATATGATAACCTCACTGATCTGACAATCGAAAGTCTTTGGGGTGAAATAGATAGATTTGCTTACATTGAAGATTTAATACCTAATATGGAGGATTAAATCATGAAACCTATATTAAATACTGAAGACATTAGGAAGCTAAAGATAGATGATAAGCTGATTGAATGTTCTTGCGGCAAAGTGAATTATTATAGATTCCTATGTTTCCACCCACGAAACACGAATTATGTAATTCTATTGAATCATTGCGAAGAGCCTGAAAGGTTTTTTATTCAAAACCTTATAGACCGGTTCTATACAAATTATACAAGTCGTGATATAATCACTTATCGTAGAGATTACGCCATTAAGAAACTCAAAGAGTTTGAACAAGCGTTGTCTGAATTAGGAGATAAAGATGAGTTATGAGATATACACTTAGAAATCAAGATAAGATTGCTGCTGCATATAGCTCCGAATACTTGAAAGAGCATATAATCGGAAGCCTTGACAGTTATTTCAATGTTCCAAGAAGTCAAGAAGAGGTTGAGGATTTTATTTACAGTTCGTGTGTTTGTTATAGCACAAATCAAGGTAACTACCCAATCATGCAAATTAATGACATTGCAGACGATAATGCCATGTTGGAATTTGCATGGATAGGAACTCAATATGATGTGATTAAACTTGCTTTTTTAGGCAGAATGAAAGGATAAACCAATGAAAAATGTAACGAAACTCGCTAAAAAGTCCGCAGGGCTTAGCCAAAAATGTTCGATTTGCCCACTTATGAAAAGATGCACTTTAGAAATCCAGAGAGCTTGTTTTGACAGCTTTGTAGAGGGTTTCAAGAAAGGGGCCAGAGCTGCAGAAAAAGAAAAAACAAGAAAAAGAAATGAACATCGGACTATTGGCTGTTGATAGCAATTATCCTAATCTTGCCTTGATGAAAATCAGCAGTTATCATAAGGCAAGGGGTGACAAGGTTGGGTGGTATAATCCTTTCGATCATTATGATAAAGTGTATATGGCTAAAGTATTCAGCTTTACAGAGGATTATCGGCAATGGATAACTAATGCTGATCCGATAGAGAAAGGCGGTACAGGGTATGACATAAAAAAGGTTCTTCTACCGGAAATTGATAGAATGATTCCTGATTACGATCTGTATAATGTTGATAAGAATTTGGCTTATGGCTTTTTGACAAGGGGTTGTCCTAATCGTTGTAAATGGTGTGTTGTGCCTGCCAAAGAGGGAAACATTGCTCCTTACATGGATATTGCGGAAGTATCTGCCGGACGAAAAAATGTGATTCTTATGGATAACAACGTACTTGCATCCGAGTACGGATTACAGCAGATTGAAAAAATAATCTCCATGGGCGTGCGGGTTGACTTTAATCAGGGATTAGATGCCCGGCTGGTGACGGATGATATGGCCCGGTTGCTTGCAAAGGTGAAATGGATAAAGCGTATACGATTCGGTTGTGATACACCGGGACAAATCGCGGAATGTGAACGGGCTACGGCTTTGATTGATAAGTATGGCTATAAGGGCGAATACTTTTTCTACTGTATATTATTGAATGACTTTAAGGAAGCATTTACCCGCGTTAATTATTGGAGAACAAAAGGCGGGCGGTTCTTACCATATTGCCAGCCTTACCGGGACTTAAACAATCCTCGTCAGATTATCCCTCAATGGCAAAAGGATTTGGCTGGGTGGGCTGATAAGAAGTGGATATTTAGGACGTGTGAGTTTAAGGATTTTGAGCCGAGAAAAGGATTTAAATGTAAAGAATATTTTGATTTATAAATTATAAGCATTATGGCAAAAGAAACAGTATATAGATATTCATTGCGGACCGTTTCTAATTGTTGGTTGGGTGAAGTGATGTTAACAGACAGCAAAGAGTTCTTTGCAATGACAGATTGGGGTAATTTTAATTACTGCTGGTCTACTCAGGAAGATATACGGAAATTTATCCTACACCTTGATGAAGACTATTTTTCACGTAAAATGTTCCAAAGTGTTTCTTATCAATGTAGCACAAAGGAAATGCAAGGCTGTTGCAAAAGGTTTGCATCGAAAATATTACCTGCACTGAAAGAAGCGATTAAGGAGGAATTAGCTAATACGGAGGAGGAATTATGTTGAAAAATATGGTGGAAAAAAGGAGGACCAAAAATGAATAAAAAAGAAATCATACGAACCATCAAATCCTTTAAGAAGATTCTGAAAAAAGGCATTCCTCAAACAGAGCGTGGAATCAGCTACTGGGACATTCATGAGAAACGATACACCGTCTACGAAATAGCCGCACGCTTTTTACGGATGAAAGGCTATAACGTGCGAATTGAGATAGGTGATAATACAGAGAATCCCTCTTATTATTTCGGATACATACGGTTCTATAGGTACGTGGAAATCAGTTTTAACTAATAACAAAAAACAAGTATTATGAAAACAAAGAAAGATAAAATATTAGAGAAGTTGCGCAAGCTAATGAATCTAAAAGAGTCAGCTACTGCATTGGGTAACGAAGGCGAAGCAAATGCAGCTGCGGCAGGCATAACACGCTTGTTGATGGAGTATAATCTAACTGAAAACGATATACCGGAGCAAGAGAAGTTAGAGAATCCAATTGTATCAGAAGAAATACCTTTCAAAATAAGCACAAATGGTAGATGGTATAGTGACCTCATATCAGTAGTTTGTGAATATAATATGTGCCGTAGTCTTATTATTAGCAAATTTAATAATGGCAGAATGAAACGTAGTGAATTTGAAATAATAGGACGAAAAAAGAATGTTGAAGTAGTTCTGTATCTCATTTCCTTTTTATCTCACCAGTTTATAGCTATCGGCAAACGTAATTATGAGGAATATAAACATGATTGTATATGGAAATACGGGAAAAGCCCCAAAAGCCTTATTATGTATTTAAAATCATTCCTATACGGTTGTGTTATAGGCCTTTCAGAAAAATTTGATGAGAGCAAAAGGATATTGGAAACAGAAAATAATATCACAGCTCTTGTACGTACCACAAAAAGTGAAATAGATGATTTCCTTAAAGGAGAAAAGATTGGTAAGGCCAGAGAATCAAAGTCGGATATTGATGCTCTATGCGCTATGAGAGGCATAGAAACCGGCAAAAATGTGGAAATATGTAAAGGCATTCATGCTGAATTTGTTAGTGAAAACTTGAGATTACAATAATTCGATAGTGTATTAAATAGAAACAAAAATTATGGAGTTTAAATCGCAAATATGTACTACCCATGAGCAGTCAAAAAGATTGCTCGCTTTGGGACTAAAGCCGGGAACGGCAGATATGGTGTATCATTACACAAAGAGTAAAGTACCTGCATTGGAATGGGAGTTGCAAACTAAGCCGCCAACATCAAGAGGGAAGTTTTGGACTCCGGAAAGAATAGCCAAACTCAAAAGCTCATTCCACAAACACCAAGACGGCACACCGATGACCGGTGAAGAGGTGTTTGATGAATTGTGGGGAAAGGATGTTCCTGCATGGAGTCTGTCAAGGCTGTTGGAATTACTTCCTACCGAAATCAGAATAGAATCCAGTGAGAATGTTTTTGGCTTGCATCACGAAACAAGCGATGCTTGGTTACTCTCTTATCCCTATGTGAAATCCTTTGAAACCGCATCACCTGTCGAATCTTGTGTATTGGCTATTGATTGGCTGATTGCCAACGGACACTTTAATAAAGAATACTACAATGAAGAAAATAATGTTCAATGATAAATTTGGCTTAACTCAAGCTGTATTGGAAGGGCGGAAGACTATGACGAGAAGAATAATCAAATGTCCAAGAACTTTTAGGGGAGAATGGGTCGCAGGATTCAATATACACAGACGCCATTCTGACAAAAAGATTGTTGATTGGCCTTGTATGTACGATGCTGATGAAAGAGAGTTTGATATGGGCGAGATATTGCCGAAATATGAACTTGGAGAAGTTGTTGCCATTGCGCAAAGTTATATGGATGTTGACCGATTTCATAGAAAAGGGAAAAATGCAGCTTACTTAGAATACTTGGATTCTATATTGCCTGAACTGAAATTACATCCCGGTTGGACTAATAAAATGTTTGTGAAAGCCGACCTAATGCCCCGCCATATTGAATTTACAGATCGTAAGGTTGAACGCTTACAGGACATTAGCGATGAAGATTGCTTGAAAGAAGGGATATATGAAGATTCGGGTGATGATGAGTTTCCGCCATCTATATTTTATGAATTTGAGGGAAACAAAGACGATGGATTTGATACTCCACGTGAAGCCTTTGCCGCCCTCATAGATAAAGTCTCCGGTAAAGGCACTTGGGAAAGCAATCCCTATGTTTGGGCGTATGAGTTTGAATTAATGAAATAATCATGAGCATTGCAGAAGATATTATGGACGGTTGGTGTTGCCAACTTTGTGGCGTGTACTTTGAAGAAGAACACGGTTACCCTGTTGTTTGCGAAAGCTGCTACAACGAACTATCAGAAGAAGAAAAGAAAGATTATCAATTAGCAACCCATAAAGAATTTTAATGTATTTATCATATGGATGCAAAAACATTCTTTACCAAGGTAGTTCTGATGCGCAAAGCACAGAAAGACTATTTCAAGTGTCGCACCCAACAAAACTTGCGGAAATGCAAGGCACTTGAAACGGAAATTGACGGAGAAATTGAACGTGTAAATAGTATTACCGGAGTTTCTTCCGTTTCCAAAGAACCCCGACAGACAAATTTATTCACTGATTAAATCATACAATATGAACTCAACTGTATTAAAAGAAATCATGGCATTCCTTTTCGGACGCAAATATTATGCCAACATTGTAGCAACAAAAGGAACAACAAAGCAAGAAATCTGTTCTTACATTTTTGCAACAAAAGAAGCCGCCAATCGGCATCGACTGGAAATCGAAACAACTCTGTCATTCCGGTTTGTCGAAACAGTTTCTTTCCGTTCACGCCGGATATATTTCGATTCGTCTGTAAAAAGTTAAACCATAATAATCTGTGAATCATTCTATTTTCGTATTATGATTATCAAAAAACTAAAAACATGGTGGCAGTCACGTAACTACTATGTGATTGCCGATGGTAACGACAATTCAATCACGCTATCCAAACGCTTGTTTCTCCATATCAAAGGTAAGGCGAAAAAGGGCGATGCAGCCCAAGTGTTTGTTTTCAGAATTGCCGGACAAGATTCTTTCGGCTTCACCGTCAATCCAAATATCGGACAACCGACTCAACTATGCGATATTCAATATAATGACAAGTATAAGTGCATAGGCTTTGAAAGTCTGTGCCCGTCGGTCGGTCTTATGCTTTATGAGCATGGGTTACCCGGTGATAGTATAGTCAAACTGTCTGTGTCTATACATCATACAAGCAAAGGTCTCATCTATTATCAAATTGAAAAGCCCAATGGAAAGTATATTAGGAAATACAAGAAAGGCTGATATAGTATTCTATTCTTCGGGAAGAATAGACATTACATCTCATATAGCCAAGCAACTTCATCTCTCGCGAGGTGATGTCCTGGATATTATGAGTGAGAACGGAGAATTATATCTTTATGTCAGATACCGCTCGCCAACCGGCGGTCGGCATGAAGCATGTGTGTTTCCATCCAATAGGCAAGGGAAACATTTCAGAGCTTCATCTAAAAGGCTGTGCTCCGCCATACTTGATGTGTCGGGCGTAACAGACAAGGCGAGATTATGCGTTGGAGAGCCTAAGGAAAGCCAATATCATGGCACATTGCTACCAATCATTACCAAACTCCTTTTGTAAGAAAGATATGATTAAAGAAATAAAATACAACGGGTATTCTGCCAACCCATCGGACTATGAGTGCGCCGATGGGGACTTGGCAACATCGATAGGTGTTATTCCCGAAAACGGTGCACTTAAACCCATATTGCCGCCATCCGAAGTATTACAATTCAAAGGTGGTGATTCGGTTATGTATATTCATAAATCGGCTAACTTCAAGCACTATATCATCTTTAACAACAATTCTATCAGTTGGTGGAATGGTTCTGACGCACATCAGCCTGTTTTTCTTCGTTCATTTAACGAGGTATATCAGGTAACAGCTATTGGCAATACGCTTCTCATCTTGTCAACTGACGGTATGCATTATTTTCTATGGAAAGGAAATAATGACGGATATTTATATCTTGGTACAAAAATACCTGAATGCCCACTTTCATTTGGGTTGCAGGGTGAAATGGTTCGGACAGATGAATTTTCAATATCATTTGATGCTATTAGTGAAGGCAGCATTTGGAATGAATTCTCTGATAACAATAAAACGCGAATTACAGACCAAGTACTTGCCCATATCAATAAATTTATTGCTGAAAGGTCTACAAATAAGGGCAAATTCATTTTTCCTTTCTTTGTAAGATACGCCTATCGGCTATACGATGGAACATTGACAATGCACTCGGCTCCGATTCTGATGATTGCTTCATCAGACCTTGCACCGCAAGTTTTTTGGACACACCTGACGGGAAAGGGAAAGTATACAGATGCGCAACTTCGAATATGTGGAATGATACAAGACCTTGATTGTGCCGTTGTTCTTCAGTCTCGCCTTGATATGCTTAAAAATTGGAAAGATATAGTTCGATCTGTTGATGTGTTTGTTTCAAAACCTATTTATACTTATGACCAAAACGGAAAATGTACAAGATTTGCACAATCGGAAAACTATAATTCTTATTGTGTATGCAAACATATAAATCAAGCAGCTTCTACCTCCAAATTTCCAATTCGTTATCAACATCATACATTCAATAAACTATATGCCTTTACATTTGACCCCAACGGACTGACTTATCCAAGTGGACGTTTGATGATTCCTCGTAGAAGTATTGATGATGTAAAAGAGGATATTCGTTCAACATCGCAATTCTACCTGCTTGAAAGTCTCCGTATTGAACAACTTTCCACTACACGTACAAAACTGGTAATCGAAGAAGATTATCTACAGTCATTGGTAACACGAGAAGTTATGACAGATGATTATGACAGTCATGATAAATTGCTTCCACATTATTCGTTTGTTTATAATTCAAGACTTAACATCGCAAACATTCAAAAAGAATTGTATAACTTGTATAACACAGGAGCGATGATTACATATACCAACGGATATGTTGCTAATTTTGATGGAATGTCCCCTACTTATTTTGATGGAACAATGCCTGTTTCTGTATACTTCTATATCAAGCAGGATGGTCGGGACATAGTGGTCAATGGAGAATCTTATCAAGCGTCAATATTGGATCCGCCATTGCTGTTTTTGTTCTACCCTAATATAAACGCATACAAAGCAGTTATTGTGACGCATTATGGATTACCACAATATTATGAAGTGCCACTTGAACAGCACAAATTTCTTAACGGAGCTTTTTATTTTGCCGGTTGGGAAAATCCTCCGACAGGACTTAGTGATTATCCTACAGCAAGTCCCCGTGAACAGCGAATAATTGATTTACCGAACAAAATATACACATCGGAAATCAATAATCCATTTCACTTTCCGGTTCTCGGTATCAATACAATAGGTACTGGCACTATTCTTGGTATATCTTCGGCTGTAAAAGCTTTGTCAGAGGGACAGTTCGGTCAGTTTCCACTTTATGCTTTTACATCAGAAGGTGTATGGGCCTTAGAAGTATCAAATACGGGATCATACTCAGCACGGCAACCTGTAACACGGGAGGTTTGTATAAATACGAACAGTATCACACAAATTGATAATGCAGTGCTGTTTGCCACCAATAGAGGTATTATGCTGATAAGTGGTTCTACTGCGCAGTGCATATCAGAAAGTTTAAATGCGGAAGATTTGTTTTCTATTTCTGATTTGCCAAGATCGGATAAACTTCTATCAGTTTATAATGGAAAAGCAAGCGAAAATGAACGAACGGCTCTTGACGATATTGCTATGATTCCGTTTTTTGATTTTCTTGCCGCTTGCCGGATGATATATGATTATACCAATCAGCATATCATTGTGTATAACCCGGCTGTACGCTATGCTTATGTGTTTTCGTTGAAGTCAAAGCTTTGGGGAATGATGCTGTCAGACATAGTGAACAATGTCAATTCGTATCCGGAAGCATTAGCAATGGCTGACGGAAACAGACTTGTGGATTTTTCTACATCATCTGCTGAAAACATAACGGCATTAGTGGTTACCCGCCCTTTCAAAATGGATGAGCCAGATGTGTTCAAGACGATAGATACCATCATTCAACGTGGATATTTTAAGTCGGGACATGTAGTACAAGTACTGTACGGTTCGAATGATTTGTTTAATTGGCATACTATATGGAGCAGTACAGACAAATATATGCGTGGTTTCAGAGGAACACCGTACAAAGCATTTAGAATTGCACTCATTTGTACACTTGACAAATCCGAAAGCCTGTTAGGATTTAGTGTCCAGTTCAATCCCCGTATGCTCAACAGACTACGATAAATGAAACATATAGGTCAGTTATTTTTAAGGTTATCAGATTGTTTATAAGGAGAAAGAGCCGGTATGCGTGATGCACCCCGGCTCTTGTCTATTCTTAAAACGGTTTTAGTTTTCGTCTTATCTTGCCTTTTCGTGAAACAAGGGAAGTCTGTATCTTGATTCGGATATTTCGGGCTTTATCTTCCCAGTTGGCTTGGCTGCCTGGATTTGTTATGCTCATCCAGTCGGCAAGGACCTTGCAGACCATATATTCGTGTATCAGATGTTTTAGCAATTTCACGGTAGACAATGAAAAATTCACAGGCAAAACAAGGGTTATGAGGTATTCTTCCGGCACGGTCATAACATTATCAAGGGGTTCCTGCTTATCGGAAATTTCTTCTTTCGTATAAGGAAACAACATTTCCACGCATTCAGAATGCACGAGGTTAAGTATTCTCGTAACTCTGTCCACATTACCGTCCTGACCGATGTCGAATACTTGATGTCTGGCGTGTTCGTCTTCCGCTTGCATAATGTCGCCCTCTACAAAAGAATAATTCTCCGCATCGTAAAGCAGTTCTTCCCTTTTAAATACAAGTGTTACCGCTTTTGTTTTAGACTGGCTGTTTTGACAATATACCATAGGCTTGAACATCAATTAATCATAAGTCGGTCTTTTCGGACGGCTGCGTTTGTAGAGTGCACGCTTCACGTTTTCAAGACTCACCCCGGAGTGTTGTATATACGCATTGGCATCTTCCGGACTGGTTATGGCAAACCACTCTCCAAGTGCCATATCTACAAGATATGAATGTATGCCATTTCCCAGTGCGTCTGCCGAAGCGTTGTTATAGTTAGACGGAAGCAAAAACTCCAATGAAAGTTTACCGTTATTATCTATCTCTTCATCCATCAGGTTATCGCTTGTTGTATTATCCTCATTGAGATACTCTCCAAGCAGACTTTTTAAAGAGGAAAAGGCATTGGCCAACGAACGACGTATCTGATAGCTGTTTTCATCGTCATCACTTGCTTGCATATTGGATGCGACTTGATAGCTCTTGCCGGCCGCTTCTCGTGCCTGTCCCGTCAAATACGCTTTGTTCTGAATATCATAGACAAGTTCTTTGACCTGTTGTGTCACGGTTAATGTTTTCTTATTTTCTGCCATAATATTTTGAATTAATGATTATTCGTATGTCGGGCGCATGGGCTTTCTTTTGAAAAATGCCTTACGCATTATATCCTCCATATAGGTAGCAGCTTCCGTTGCATATCCGGCAGCTTCTTCCTTATTGGTAAACGTGTACCACTTTGCAGTGACATTCATCACGAAGAATGAAAACAAGCTACGCTGCATACTTTCTTTTAGAGCTTCATCGAATGAATTCGACAGCCCCAACGAAAGCCTGTATTCACTGTCAGCTTCCGTTTCGTCAAGAAGCATTTTCTTTAAACTGTTGCATATGGTATTCTTACTCTCGCACCAAAAACGTTCAAGCATGCTTTTATCCTCATCCGTCGTAAATATACGATCGTAGGCAAGCTCATCATCCATTTTCGCACCGGTGTACGATGTGGTCTTTGCTACCTCTTCATATACTTTTTCCTTATTGACCGTTAATATAATATCTATCATAATCAGAAATCAAACAAATTGTACGATAAACCTACACTAAGACATGGAGAAAATTGCGGCGTTTCTCTCAATGTTATTCCATATCCTACCTGCAGACTGATACTGAACTTTTTCTTCTTGGGTTTGGGATAATTACCTGTTACGGTCATTATATCACGCCCGGCAAAAAGTATCAGGCTGTCAAGTTGTGGATGAAAGCCACTTACATAAGCCCGATATGTGTCTGTTTCATACATCTTCTGCGTAATGGGGATTTCAACCTCAACACTGTCTTTGTCTTTATTTGGAGGTTTAGTCGTATCTGCTACGTCCGGAGTCTGTTTCGTACTATCCGGTTTTGCAGTAGGAAGAACCTGCGTGATGTATTTAATAACGGTACTATCCTTGGGTACAGGCTTGTAATAGGGTATGGTATCGAAAACAGTTATTCTTGTGGTATCATTTATAGGTAACTTTTTATTCGATATGCAAAAACGCACATTAAAAAACAGTGATGTGAAAAATAATACCACAAACAATATTGCTACAATATCTTTAAACCATTTTACCATACTTCTGAATATATCTGGTTATTGCCTCTACATGGGTTTTGACAATAGCTTGTTTGCCTTCTTCGGAACAAAGGTACAGGACATCATCCTTGTTATCCTGAAAAAAGTTTTCCGTAAGTACAGCCGGGCATTTTGTCTTGCTCAAAATATAGAAGTTTTCTTCCCAGTCAGGATCGTCGTCAGAATTATCTTTGCGTATTCTTTGACTGATAAAGTTTTTTTCAGCTTCTTCATACAAGAAAGTTGCCAGTTTATCAGCCTTTGTCTTGCCTTTCGATGTATAAGCGCTCCATCCTCTTGCGTTCATCCATTCTGCACCGTTTCCGGCAGCATTGCAGTGGATAGAAACAAGAACCACATTGGCTGTTCCATATCGTCCGCAAACTTCGTTTACACGCCTTGCACGTTCTGATAGTGGAACATCTACTGCTTCCCGAACAATGCGTTCGGCATCATAACCTCTTGCGGAAAGTTCATGTGCTATTCTATCTGCAATTTCACGTGCATAAGCATATTCACGCAACGAACCATCAGGACTGCGTTTTCCGGGAGTGTTTTCACCATGCCCGTTATCAATCAATATCTTCATACTTATAATTTATTTGGTTAATATTCGCTTGGTGGGACGCGGTCAGCACAACCATGTTTATTGCATTTCCGGAATTCCAGTGCTTGATTCTGAACGGCAAGCTCGCTGTTCTTTTCGCTTAGCTCGCGGATAGCGTCACGATACTTGGTTATCTCGGCGTAAAGGTGGTCAATTTTGGCGTCCAGTTCGACAACTCGCTTTTCCTTCTTCTCGTACAATTCTTTCCATTCAGCTGCATAAGCTGTGATGTTATCTGCTTCGGTTTTTTCAGCCTCGGCATCTGCCTGTTTCTTTTTGCTTCTAAGCAATAGCAAGGGCAATATAACTAATGTGATGAGCGAACCGACAACTTGGATAATCGTGCTTAGTTGTTCCATATTAAAGTTCCTCCTATTAGTTGTCCTATCATTGCTCCGGCTACTGTAAGACCAAAGTCAATCCAATCCCATCTACCGCCATACACCTTGTCTTTATATTCCAAAGCACCTGCTGTCAAAACTCCGGCATACATTGCGGTAAACCAACCAAATGCAAAAATGCCGATAATCAGTCCTCCTACGAGGTGTTTCCACCTGTTACTCATTCCGAGCCATTCAATCAACTTTTTCATCGTTATTACTTTTTAAATTAAATACCGTCCAATCCACTTCATCCTTTTCTTTCCACCCTTCCTGAACAGTCTTTATCACATAGGCGCACGCTGCTTGGGAGAACGCAATAAAATCATCTGCATTCTCGAAAGTATGATAGATGGGCGTACCATCTTCCTGTTCATTGATTTTTAGAATAAGCGGATAAGGAATCTTTTCACTACGTTCTATAGCGGAAAAGTTTAATTGGTTTTCGGGTGAAAGATATACCGCTTTCCCGTTCCAGACAAAGCCGTTTATAATCTTTTCCTCCGTAGCCGTGTTTATAGCGGACACAACAAGTTCCTTGACTTCGGAAAGTGTGGGTTTATGGTCGAATGTATGCCGGTACTCCCAGCCATTCTCACTATTCTCATCATCTTTCCCGAAGCCATAAAACAGTATCCACTTGGAGCGTCCTGTACGTACAAGACAATCCTGCCGCTTCTTTGTGCCGTAAATCTTTTCCATTGCATGAATTTTGATTTACGACAAAAGTAGCGGATACCGAGCGGATTAGTATGTTATCTTTTTCCCGTCAGGTAAAATTGTATTTTCGTTTGCCTCCGTCAAACATTTCACATTTGAGAACTGTTTCAAATGGAAAGCCGTCCTCAATATCGCTGATTTGGTCAAGAATACCTTTCATCTCAACCGATGCAGTAAAGAACTTTCCCCATTCTTGAGTCCTGGGATTGCGGAACGATACCAGATAACGGTCTTCCCCCTCTTTGGTGTCTATTCCTGTTTCAAAATCATGTATCTCAATTGGAATATTTACGATGTCACTCAAACGCATAACCTTGCCGGGAAAGCGTTTTTTTCCATCTGCTGGAGTGTACGTAACACCCATTTCAGAAAATTTCTTCATGTTGTTCTTGGTAAGTATATAAAATAAATGTTTGCAATCTGCATGGCAGGCCATACCCTTGAATGAACCAATTATTTGCTGTCTCCGTTTCCGTGATTTAATCTTGGAAAGTTTTCGGGCTGCATTTACTTTTGTCCGTTTTCGTAGCAATGTATAGTCGCCGTAGTTGACAAAGCCAAGGGCATCCATACCGGCGGATATGGGAGCCACTTTTTCGCTTGGTTTTATTGTCAGCCCTATTTGAGCTGCTTCATAGTGTAGTTTGTCCCGCAATTTCCACAAATCACGTTTACTCTCACCGAGAATAAAGATGTCATCACAAAAACGGAAGTAATGTTTTGCACCATATTCATCAATCATCCGGTGATCAATATCATTATGGTAAAGGTTTCCAAAGAATTGTGAGGAACGCAGTCCTTTGCTTATGCCATGCTTCCCGTTGGGATATAGTGCTTTGACAAAATTTTCAAGAATAGGCAATAAGACAGGGTCTCCGACATACCGCCTGATTGTGGAGATTAATATATCATGGTCGATACTGTCATAATATCCTTTATAATCGCTTTGATAATAATAGTGTATATTGGGGTTCTCTGCCAATGTATCCTGCACCTGATGGAACAAACCATGCGGTCCACGTCCTTGTATGGATGCAGCCGTTGTTTCTATCAATAGGGGTGAAAGATGCTTTTCCAACGGCTCCATAATCGCATTGCTTCCAATACGCTCTATGACTGACGAGGCTTGCACAATTCTTACTTTCGGTCCGTCATCCACAGTAAACGACTTGAGGTTCTTTATACGGAATGTGCCGTTACCTATCTGTTCTTTCAGTGCATCAAGTATCTTATGCTTGTTTTTTACATAACGGACCATTCTTGGTGAACATTCAATGCCATCTATTACAGCTATCTCTCTTTGCCGATTCCCGCTTCGGGTATCTGCACTTCTCAGATTTGCCATGACACGCTTGAATGACCTTTCCAAATTCTCATCGGATATAATCTCCGGTATGAGATTATATAACGGATAACAGACCGCAGGTGCAGCTACGGCCAGTTGGAATAAATCGTATATATCGCTGACCGCCTTCCGGTCTCGTGGGGAGTGGTCCAACCTCTCCCCACATGTGGTTAAAGATATGTTCCGGCTTTCCATTAATAAATATATATTATCATGCTGTTGCCGAGGCTCGAATCCCTCGGAGAATGGCGGTGGTAATCTCGTACCTGTGCAGGGTCTCCGATTAATTTAACCAACAGAATTTCAGACGCGCCCCGTAGTTCGTGTTCGAGTTCGATGAAGCGTTGTTCGCGTTCGCATAAGCGAGACCGCTGTTCGCATTCGAGTTGTTGCCGGACCGCAAAACACAACGGCGCGAGGGATTGTCCGCCTTTTATTTTTTTAAAGAGTTATGCTTCCTAAACCGGAAATACTCAAAGACGCCTTCATACCCATGGCCTTAAACACTCGCGCAATGGTGGAAAGGGTCAGATTACGTCCGCTTTCTATCTTGGATACTTGTGAACGCTGTACACCGATTTTTTGTGCCAATTCCTCTTGGGTCATGTTTTGGGATTTACGGGCTTTTTTTATGGCTTCCCCAATCAAAAATGATTGCAATTCAGCTTCATACTTATCTCTGTGCGGTGTACCGACCTCACCTATATGTTTATCCTTAACTTCATCAAGGGTATAAAATTTAATTGCTTCCATATACTTATTTTTTTGAGTTGAAATATAATATTCTGACGGCTTCCGCCTTGTTTATCTCTTTGCGTGGGGTCTTTTGTGTTTTCTTCACAAATCCATGCGTGGCAATGATCAACGTTTCCGCGTCGGTGTCCCAAAAAGCCAACAGACGATATTGAATACCTTTATACAGGGTGCGAAACTCCCAAATGTCAGTATCATCTAATTTCTTGAATAAATCTTTGTTCATATAACCATTGGCTACCTTATCTACATTATAGATAATTTTATCCTTAACGTCTTGGCGCAGAGTGTCAAGAAATGCATCGGCTTCACTCGACATTATTACTTTGAATCTCGTTTTTAATTCCATATCTTATATCATTCACAATGCAAATATAGTGAAAATGTTCTATATATGGAACGTTTTACAGACAAAAATACAACCATATAAAAATTAGTTTCAAAAATCGACTCGCTTACGCGAGAAAAAGAAAGAGGGAGCAGCCTACGGCTCTCCCTCTTTCTTTTTTCGAAATCACGAGGTCCGCTCTATTCAATTATAACGAATTTTCCGCGGAAGGCCAGACGCGCCCCGCAGTACGTGAGCGAGATCGAAGAAGCGTCGCTCGCGCTCGCATAAGCGAGACCGCCGCTCGCATTCGAGTTGTTGCCGGACCGCAAAACACAACGGCCTCGGCTTCCACTTATCCAAAATCCTGCTGCATAATGTGTTACATACATACTTGTATCTCCCTTGTGTACTCTGCTGGGCAATACATCGCACTTGGCACCATGTACTATGCGCACGACACAATTTCCATTGGAAGCGTCAACTGTTTTAACAGTCCGTTCGGTTTTGTTTACGGGGTCATAAATATGCGCTGTATAATCTATTGGATATGAACTGTCGTTCTCCGTGCATTTTGCCTTGTAGAACGCTTCATAGCTCGGCACATTAAAAGCGATATAGTCCATCCATTCTGAATCACAACCCACATAATGCTTCAATCCAAGTATGGAGTTGAGCGTATTGCCGGTATTATTGCTGTCAGCCATGCCAATGGAATCCAGTTTATTCAAAATGCTGTCATGTCCGCCATTGCCCACAACCGACTGTTCGTTGGTTGTTCCGCTCAAAGCCCACCATAGATTGCTAATCTCTTTATGCTGTTCGTAATCCTGCAACTGATAGCCGACTCCACGTAAGCGGCAGATGTTTTGGAAATCCTTTGCCGTGTAATTCAAACCGCCGATAGGCATCTCAATAGGATTACCCTCACTGTCGTATTTCCATTCGTTAGATGTAACGGACGTTCCGTTGCCTTTCTTCGAACGTATATCACCGGAAAGGCTGCGTGGCATCTTCAAACCGTCAACGGTAATAGGATATACACCGACCAGACTGTCGTTGTCGCCAACCGTGTGTTCGGTCCATTCGGGTTCTATGGCTTCAATACTGCTGCTGTCTACAACAAGGCACTCTATGTCGCCAATGTCACGGAAAGAAGTGAAATAAAACCATTTTGCACCGTTAGGTATGTCACAGAACACATAATCACCGATGTTGAAGTCAAAATAGGTATGGCTTACAGACATGATGAACGTACTGAGCACACGGTTGTTTTCATCAGTGAACACGCCTCCAAGCCGGGCATGGTTCAGACCGGGCCATCTTACCTGCTTCATTCCTCTCACATCCATCTTGTAGCTGTTCGTATTGGATGCGGTGGTTATGACATCCTCGCCTATGACTTCACCGACAACGGCATCAATCGCATACACTCCGGTATTTTCCATATATAGCAATTCCGACAACAGGGATTTTCTGCTATGCAATGCAGTTGAGAGCGGTTCGGTCTCTGTTATAGAAGGGAAAAAATACTTTACTTGGTTCTTGTAGTCGTTCACTCCCTTGTACCAATGGTGCGGAGCATGCCAGAATATATCAAAGCCCTCTCCAGCGGTGTCCGTTATGTCAAAGCTGCTGCCGTTTTTCAGGTAGTTGAAATCCGTATCGCTTAACTGCACGCCTTCCATCTGGTTTTTCTTCGTGTTGAATGAGCATTTATAGGCATGGCATCCTTTCTTGATGGCAAGGGTATGCCCGCTTGGAATATATGTGTTGCCATAATCCGCCCCCGTCTTGTTTTCGGGATTGCTATACTTCTCACACGAATCATTGTCTACCGTATCGCTGATTTTCACAATAGAGAACTGCGAATTATGAAGTTCAAGTTGGGGAAAATACCGGACAAGCTCTTCGATTTCGTTCTGCTCTATCAGTTCGACCAATATCCATCGTCCGGTTATTCCGCTACACTGTCCTTTTTCATCGTACGCATTACCATTCGCATCCAATCCTATAGCCCCACCGTTTTTTATGGAACGAAGCATTTCAACACTCGCCGTAGCATTTACGTTGGGAATACGGACGGTTTTCAATTCACTTGCATTGACCACCTGTTCCAACAGAGTCATCGTATCAATATACGGACATTCATTCACGAATATTTTTGTAACCTTACTGACACCACCAAGAGAAAGCCCGCCGGGATAAGTCAGATTAGGCAGATTGTTCAATACAAGTTCAGTGATAGTACCGGGAAGGGCAAGCGTACTTATCGGAGAAGTTTCAGCAAACGTTATTGCAGACAAAGAAGTATTATCGGCATGCACACTCTCCATTCGTGGACACTTTGAGCAATTGACGGTTATAATTTCCGTGTTTCGAATATCCAATGTAGTGAGAAACGGCATGTCTCCTAAATCCAAATTGGTAAGAAATCCGGTGTTTCCGGGCGACATTTTCCATTCCTTATGATTTTCACTACCGAGATACAGTTCCTGTAGCAACGACATTTTTGAAAGGGTATTCCCGAATTGAGGGTCAATACTTACTTCACTTAAATCTATCATGCTCATGCGGTCTGCCTGATATATGTACAGCATGATGTTTTCCCCATGCTGGAAATCTGTGAATGTACCGCTTTCCCCTGCCTTCAGAAAGATTCCCTGTGTAATGTTTCCACTATCGTTACCGATACCGAAATACCCACTCTTGGCCGCTTTAAATCTGATGACTGCACCTTCTTTTGCACCGATACGTCCACCAATATAACCGCTTTCCGCCTTGAAATCCCCACAGCGGTAGTATCCGTCACGGATGCGCCAGCGTTGTTCTATAAAAGCGGGAAGAGATGTCAGTCCCAGCCCTTGCAATGCATAGAAATAGAGGTCGTTATATCCTGTATATTTGATATACTTCCGTTCTCCGTCATAACTTGAAACAACTTTAGGCCATTTTTTCATTATCTGTTTTACAAAATAATAGTCAGCCCCCTTGGGAGAAAACGGTCCGGCACCGATTCCAAGTGTATCGGGAAGCGAACGCATCGTATCTGCTATTGCAGGCAATGTAATTGTATTGGCATTTTGGTCTACATCCATAGTCTGCTGACCACGTATATCATTCCAAAGCACGCTTCCTCTTCCGGCGTATGCACTGTTTGTCAGGTCACCGGGGTCAACTTCCGGGTCAATGGTTTGCCCGCCGTCATTATCCTTACCGTTACAGGTATCACAGTCATAAACTTTATTAAGATACATTCTTCGTGCTTCCATACCGTTTGCTCCGCTATAAACACCGTCCTTGACGCTGCAGCCGTCTTCAAGGAAGAACATCGGTTGCATGTTTTTCGCCTGTTGGTCGACAGCGGCAAGATAATCGGTGAAAAGATAATAGGAAACCAATGAGTACGGATTGATGTATTTCCACATCTGTGTCTTCCAAATTTCCTGCCATTTCCCTGCGAGTTCTTCCTTGGCATAATCGCAACTATCACAGAATTTCAGGACTTGATAAAGGTCATAAGGAACTTTCCGTCCCATAGCCAAGTCTATCTGTAGCTGGTCATCGTCTATCATGCATTCAAAGTACCTTGTCCACATCGGATAAGTATCCTGTCCGAGTTTGAGTTTCGTTACCCACGAGGACTCTGCGGTAGTAGGTTCCATCATGTCTTCAACGCTGCCAACCCCTTGCCACCAGTTCATTCCATCATATGTGAGCAATTCGTAACCGCTTACCGGATTAAGGACCTTGCCTGTAATCTTCCACTTGCCGTTTTCCTGCTTCATCTCTCCGGCTTGTCGCGTCCACTCTCCCCGTTCGTATGACATAAACCGGTAGTCCTGCCCGCAATATAGGGAAAGAAGATAAAGCTTTTCTTTATCGGTGGTAATATCATTCTTAAAACGTGTTTCTATCTGGTCGAGGCTTTCGCCATTTTGTCCGAAATATTCCACAAAATCTCCATAGTTCACGCAGCCTTTATTGTAACCGGGAGTATCTTTAAACCCAAGCGCAACCTGCTCTCCCTTATCCTCTTTCCAGTTTCCTTTTGCATGAAACCATGCGTCTGTCAAGCTTTCCTGTGTAGCACGGAATGCGGCAATGGGATGATTGGCTGTCGAGTGATTCATTTCCAATCCCTTTAATGATATGTCACTCTTTGTCCAAGTTCCATCGAATGAACGTTGGGCAGGAGTCAGGTAATTACTTCCGAGTGCACGAAATGTGGCATTCATCAAACCGCACACACCGCAGTCGTTGGCATTGGAGCTGTCGGAATAATCCACTTTCACCGTTATTATTTTTACCGGAATAGAATCTTCGCCTACACGGACATAACCTATTTTCATCAGTTTATATGATATTTGAGCATCTTCACTGTCATAATCCGGATAAATAGGAGTTACCTCCCAACCATCATTCTTTTGAAGATAGAAACGGTCGTTCTTGATAGGCCGTTTTGCCGAAGTGGTTCCCTGCCTGCGCCATTGCACATTGATAGCCTTAAAACTTCTCCACGGCATAGTCGGATGATAATAGAACAACGTACATTTGAACTTCTTGCTTGTATCAATATCACCGTCAAACGTGTCAAAAGTTTGCTGGTCTGACACGACCACATAATAAGGTATGCCTTTTGCGGAAAGGGCTTCTATTGTCGGACGATTCTGTGTATCAAGCACATTCTCCGCTTCATACTCCTGTATCATTGCTGAAGTATCAGTCAACTTGCACAAATAGTTTCTAAAAGCTTGCGCCCATTCATAATGACTGTTGTAGGCAAGTACATAATACAAATACAAGTCTCCTTCCGTTCCGTCAAATGTTATGGTTTTTGAATTAAGGATAGCACCGCTATTACTGATATATCCTATACAGCCGACCTCTTCACCATTCAAATACAGTTTGATACAGGAATAATTGCTTCCCCCACGTGATACATAAATGGTAGATGGTTCTACAACTACGGCCATGGTAATTTTTTCACCTTGTCGGAATGAGCGTTCCACCAAAGCCGGTTGTCCGGTCTTGCAGTATATCGCAGCTTTATTTCCACAGACATAGAAACCGGCTCCGCTATCAGGGTCATAGCATTCTATCAGCTTTGAATCAGCTTCCTTGATATTTTTGGTGGCAAAGGCAAATTGGATGGCACATCCGCTCGTAGTTTCCACTGATGCGTTTCCAAAAGGATGGTAATCCAATATTTCAGCTGTTACATTTTCTGCAATACGCAAAGAACGCTCCTTAAGAAAGTCTACAAATCCGTTGCTTGACCAGTTTGCACCTCGTACATCCATTGTCACTCCGTTATGTGTGATAGTATGATCGCTCTCACTGTTGCTACGTGTAGAAAAATCATATCCGAACAAAGCACCGTCCTTGATCGCTATATCAATGGCACTCCCTTTTATCGTAACCTTGATTTCATTGGTGGATACACCGCCACTTTCGGCATGTACGGTAATACTTTGGCTTCCGTCCGTACTATATCCGCTTATCTGCTTGTTCACTGTAACCGTTTCGGCAATCATAGCTTCCACAGCTGTAACTTTCTCCTCGCTGTAGAAAACATCTACATGCGTTTCAGTCTTGCCGGGAGTATACGCAGCCACCTCTACGGTAAGGTTGTCATATAAACGTAACGTGCCGTTGTTCTTGTCATTGAACCTGATGGCGACGATGGGAGTATTACTGTTTTCGTCCACACACATGATAGCGGAATAGATGGTGTTTCCCTTTACTCCGGATTTCTTCTCCGTACCGTATATTCGTACAGGATATGCGCCATGCGAAAGTCTTTCTCCGCCACCGAATACATTTGTTGGATTGACAGAGATGCCTTTGGTATAACTGTCGCTTACCGTTGCTTCACCAAGTTTCTTCCATTCTCCATTATAGAACATCTCCACTACTGCAAGAATGGATGAAGTGTTATTAGGGAATTTATAGAATTGTCCGATATTTTTTGCCGGACCACCTGCAACAAGGATAGTATCACTTGTGTAATTCAAAGCCATGGGTTGTTCTACGGTAATATCCACAGCCATAATGGTAATGGCTTTTTTCTTGGTATTTCCATCCGAATCTGTAGCTTGCACAAAGAAGCTTTTGCTGGCGGCACTGCTGAAATAACTTGTGAAGTCAAGTTCAAACTTGTAATCGGTCGCACTTGCAGAGCCTACAGTGTTCATATCCTCACTGGATAATGTCAGTCCGGTGCTTGCATCAATAATAGTGATGTTACGAATGACACCAAGCACCTCGTTACCATCAGGATAGCTGACACTACGCAAAGCTACATTGATTTTTATCTCTGAGCCGAATGCCATAATAGGAGCGGCTTCCTCGAAGTAGATAGACAATGTACTATCCTCACTGGAGCCGCCACCACCTCCATTTTTGGGTATTTTAAGCACAATATCCTCTATCTGTCCGCCATTCAGATTGGTGGCTTTGTAGTAAATGTAGTCTTCATCACTTTCTTCATCAAATCCACCGATAGCTTTCTCCTGCATTATGTATGCCCCGCCTGTGGAAAGGGCATCTTTTCCTCCCTCTGCCGGTTTGTCGGATGTTTCCACCTTGCTTCCGCCACTGCCGAATGCTACCCACGGTTTCAGATCATCAGGGCTGATGTCACTCTTATCGCGTGTGAACTGATAGGCAAGCCATACAGGTGCGCCATTTTTATCACTTTCCGCAGTCTTGAATGTAAGGACGATACCGCTTTTCAAATAAGAGAACCCGCTTTCTTTCTCAAGGTCAACAACAGCTTTTATGGCTGTTCCCAAAGTATATTCTCCATCTCCGCAAAGGTCGTTCACGTTGATGGTGTTGCCTACGTTTCCACCACCGGAAGTCTCGAAATCCGTCCAGTTGCTTTCTTTACTCCAATCAGAGGTATTTGTCCATTGTTTTGAAACCCATCCGGCTTCTGTAAGGAATATCAAGACAACACCCGGAATCTGCAAAGCAGAAGCATATTCAGAAGTCGCACACCTGTCAAGTGCTACGGAAAATGTTATCTCCCTATCTGAAAGGTCAAACAGATGATTGACATTCACAACGCTACGCGATACGACTTGTTTATTGAGTGAAAGTATTGCCTTCTTGTTTTCTTCGACCTGCTTCATATCTTCCTGTAACTTCGCACCTTCATCACCGGGGAATGCAGTAGAGCTTGTATGTCCGAGAGCAAGGTCGGAGCCAATTGAAGTCAGTTGCTTACCGCTCCAACGATAACTTTTTCCATCTTCTTCACATAGAAAGACTTTGCCGGAAGAGGGTATTCGCCCGTTTGTACTTGCCGTACCGAAAACATCTGCATCCAACCAGTTGTTATAATAAGTAGCAGTCTCGGATTCTCCGATTGTCGGAACGTATGCAAGCACAAAGCAACCATGTTCCTTATCATATACAACTTTACAACCCTCATCGTTGGAATTTTTGTCTATGGATTCATTTTTTACAGTAATGCCTACGGAAATGCCATAAAAATCTACCACGTCATCAATGTATCCGGGCAAATGTCGGCTCGGTACTTTCCCTTGTTCGTCAAGAGGGGCGATTCCTCCGTTTTCACCTTTTGATTCTTTGAAAGAGTTCAGTTGGCTTCCAACTTCATTCGCCTTGTTGTTTGCCTTGTTTGCGGTATCCTTGGTCGTGTTTACTTGGTCTTGCAACGAGTTGACACTATCACCAAGCGTGGTGAGGTTGGTGTCTTGCGCTTTGTTGCGGGCTTCTATATCCGTAATGTCGTCCTGCAGTTTGGTAATATCCTCTTGCAGTTTTTCTACGGCTTCGTTATACTGACCGCTGTCTATGGTCGGGTTGCCTCCACTCTGTCCGGTCGGAACCCATTCTCCGCCATCGCCCACATATATGGGAGCTGGTAAGGAAACACCCACAAGTGCCCACCATCCGTCATGTGGTAAAGGATAAGCCGCTTTCAGTTTTTCGATGGTCGTGAACAGTCCTTTGCTCACTCCCTTGATATTTTTTGCCTCAAGCCAGCCGTCCACCATTACGTTTCCTTTCAAGTGGGTCTTTCCCTGAACGGTCGCGTCACCACCTATCGCTGTATTGCGACCAACGGAGACATCACCGTCTATATGTTTTGATTCGTAACTCATATTAATACAGATTTAGCCAATTCGTTCAATGCGGCACTTTTTTCCGTATCGCCGAATGTCGTTAATACTAATGCAGCTATGGTATATATCACAGCATCATAACATTTCTCACAGATTTCTACCGCGCCATATTTGTCTATTTTCGGGTAAGGCAGATATACAGCACGGCTCACTTTCGCTTCTGTCGTTTTGCAAGAATAAAATTCCATCACTCTTCCTTCTGGCCGTATGGATATGGCGCATACAGGCCGTTGACATGTTCCCCTTATGCCTTTAAATCGGGAAGACTGTTTTTCATATTCAGGGTCATCGGTGTTTATGGGATTAAATACCGCACGCTCCCAATCGTTCATTTGGAAAACGACAAAACGCATGAAATCTTCCGGCAGTAATATCCATCCGCTTTCATGCTCTTTCCAATATATGGCATCACCGAAGTTGTGTCCGCCGTCAAGCAAATAGGACGGTGCAGAGCTGTGCACACGCTTTACTGCTTCCAAAATCTTTGATGCAATGATGTCGTCAAGTGCAAGAGTGTCCACATCGCCTATAATCTTCAACGTATCGCTGTTCATGTTTTGGTCCAGGGCGGTGCGTACATCCTCCTGTATTTTGTTCTTCTGATATACAGCCATAAGCCCTTATCTTTATTCCAGACCTTCAAACTCAATTCCGTTTGCTGCTGCCTGCTCCATGATTGCCTTGGTCGAGCGCATGGAAGTGCGGCTGATACCGAAAGTGTCTGCAAGGTAATCTTTTGCACTTGCAATGTCGCTTACTTTGACTTTGCGAGATGTCGTATTGTTATCCCCTGCGTCTTCTTGCGGCATTTCGTCCTGTCTGCCGGTTTCGTTGGCAGGCGTGTCTTCACCATTGTGCGTACTTTCGGAATGAAGTTTTTCAGATGAACCGTTTTTAGACGCTTTTCCGGCTGTTTCTACTGTCTCGGATTGCCCGTGCACAGAATGAAGTTTGAACAGTTTGCCAAACTTGTAATGGTTCTCTACAGACTTCTGTATGTCCTCGTTGTCGGTAGTGAATACACTGCTTCCGTTTGACAATGGAACGAATGCGATATGCAGGTTCTTCTTGCTCGGAAGTACCACATTAATACTGATATTGGTATTCGCCTTGTAGGTTTTCGTAATCATATTCTTAAAAGTAAAAAGGGGACGGGACACCTTATCCCATCCCCGGTAATTAATAATTCTTTATGAACTCTTTATTATGCCGCATTTAAATCTTGGGCGGGTGCTTTAGCCAGTCTCATACGTGCATGTGCCTTTGCATAGCGCAGATACAGGCAGCTCACCTCTTGGATAACTACCGCATCGGTACGGCGGATACCGGCCTTTTGCAAGTCGAGTACGTTACGTGCCCAAGACACATGTGTTTTTTTGGAAAGATATTCCGGATCCATTGCAAAGCCGCAATCACTCATTCCGTTTACATCGAACAGTTCATGATGTATGGTCAATACTTCTCCGAAATCAGTATCCCAAGATTTGAATTTCAAGTTCCATACCTCCACGGTATCTTTCAAGCGGAATTTTTCGCTCTTTATCTTGGAGAATGCAGAGAGCATATCACTTCCACAGAATAAAATCTTACGCTTGTTACCGATGCCGGTACCAACAAAAAGGTCTTTGGTAATATCCACAAGGTTTTCATCGGTAATTATGGCACATTTCTTGTCAGTATCCCATTCGCCCACCTCGATGTCCTTTCCGGCCATCCACCAGATACCACCTGTAAACCAAGTGTTCATGCCATCCTTTGCAATGTGCTTGATAACCTGCTTCACACCGAACAGATAAGTATTTTCCATTGCGAGGCGCATATCATATACACCGTCTTCTTCAATGTCTGAGAAATTCCAGTTCACTTCTTTGGCGGCAATCTTGTCAAAAGTTGATTGCTCTACCTGAATCATGAAGTTCTGACAATACTGGGTTTCAGGCATAGGGATATTATTGAATCGTCCTGTCTGAACATCCAATTCCCCACATGCTTTTCCCATGCGTACAAGCGTTGTTCCTTGTGGAATTTCCGGAACAAGAATCGGCTGTTTGCTTGAATCATCCATTTTGCCATTTACGGCATACACTGTAGGAAGATTTGTTGAGCTGTCCTTTCCGCACACACAAAGCACGAGGTCCGGAACGTTGCTGTCATCTTCCGTATATTTCGTTCCGTCCGGTTTGGTGATGGCACTGACACCGACTACCCTAATGGTATCATCCAACGTGAACATATTCAAATCATCTACCGGCAACGACACGCTCGCACCGCTGAGCATAGCTTCCAGCTTTTTGTTGGTACTGCATTTGATTTCACGTGTACCCACGCTGTAATACTTCACTTCAAATGAATTGGTGGAGCTTGATTTTGCATAACGGCTGATTTGGTCAATTGGAGTAGCCATCGGACGGATTTTCACGATGCGTTTGTCCACATCACTCAAATAGAAATTTGGGTCGCCGGTTTCACGCCCTCCTGTTTCAGTGGAAATACCGTCTGTTCCACCCGTACCGTCCGCACCGGCTGTTGTTTTACCCGCATCAGGCAGGTTCGATGCTTCTGCCATCATGACACCGCTTGATGCACCCGTCACAAACGCCAATATCATCAGCGTAATGCGACAAAAGAAACTCATTGTTTTCTTCATTGCTCGAAATTTTAAAAGTTAAAAATGTAATTGGTTTATATTTATCTGTTTATCGCCTTGCGTTTTTCACCGCCACGCTCCCAAATGTTCTGTGTACCATCATAACGCCCGATTGCACCGAGGTCAGGCATCTGTCGTGAACCGCCACTGCCGCCACCGTTTTTACCGGCAAGGTCGGCTGTACCGTCATTTTTGCCTGCTTTGCGTAGTTTTTCTTCAATCTTGCTGTTGCGCCCCTTTACTTCACCCTCGTGTCCGGCAGCTTCCACATCGCTGTCGTGCCTGATTGCTTTTATGGCCATTTCTATACTTTCACGTGTAAACTTACCCATGATTCCGTCACGTACAATGCCTACAAGAAAATCCATTGCGCTGTCGATGTCCTCATCTGGCAGTCCTTCTTCCTGTTGCATGGTTTCAAGGGTGGTCAGGGTTTCGTCGAGGTTCTTCTGATACTCTCCCTCGTACTCTTTCTCTTGGGCGATTCGTTCCGCAAATTCCTTGTTGGCGGCTGCAAGTGCCTCCTGCTTTTCGGGGTCTTCAAGTGCAGCCTTGAAATCATCCCCGAATTTGCGCACCATACCGATGATAGGGTCTTCGCCTTTTCTCCAGTCAGTAAGGAAAGCGGCACTTTGCGGGTTGCTTGCAAACAGGTCGGACAGCGCTTTTTCACGTTCCTTGTAACCGGACAATTCCTTGTCGTAACCATCGTAATCGTCATTGATTTGACCGAATAACGCTTCATCATCGGCAAATTCTCTGTCCGGATACTTTGCTTTCAATCGCTCTGTGTATCGCTCGCGATTGCTCTTAACTTCCGTATTATTAGGCATAATTCAAAAATTTAATTTATAGTCAGATTCTACAAGACAAAAATAGGCAGGGAAAGCAGGATGTCATGTTTATCTTTTTACGCTTCTATTGGTAACTTTGGTACTATAACGGGAAGAAAAATGAAGCATAAAGGAGCAGTTATGGAATACTCTATGGAGCGTATGAACGACTTGATGAGAGCATACGATGAATACATTTCATCGTGTGATTATATCCGTATGCCTGAAGTGTATAAAGTAATTGTAAACATGCCGTCCCGGAGGTTTTGGGTCAGCGATATTCGTGCAGCATTGGTCGTTTCCGTCATGATGAGGGGTGAGAACGATTTAAGCGGTATGCGGCCGTTGAAGAAAGAAATGTATAAGGAAATTCATACAAGGGTTGTCGCTCTCAAATCAGAATACCCGGAACTTACCATTTCTGAGCTGTGTGCTAAAGTGATTGCTCAACCCGCACCGAAATTCTATCTCACACCGGGTAGTGCCAAGATGATGATATGCAAGGCTAAAAAACGATGGATGCAAGAAAAGTTGAGAAGATTACGGCTCTCCTAATTTCTGCCATGATTGTGTGTTTGTCATTTTCAGGAGAATGGGATTGGCAAACTGTCGGCATTTACGCTGGAAGTAATATGCCAGGACGCTTGCTGTATCCGTTTTTCCATACGAATATGTTTCATGCCTTGCTCAATTCATGGTGTTTATTATCGATTATTTTCATTTACGATATTGGGATAGGAAGATTGCTGTCAGCCTATATGATTGCCGTTACAGTTCCAGTTGATACCCTTGGATATTTCACGACAATGGATTCGCCAACGGTAGGATTGTCCGGATTGGTTTTCGCCCTGTTTGGTTCAATATCGTTTGAGGTATTACGTAAACGGTATTATCAGTTATGGATGCTGTTTTACCTTGTGGCAGGCTTCCTGTTTCCGGGCATAAATGCCGTATTGCATCTTTGGTGTTATGTATTGGGACTCATCATGGCTCTGCTAAACAAGCCTGTTAAAATCATGCACCATGAAAGATAAGGCCATCAAGGACATATTGACAGAGAATGAACGCCGCAATGCGACTGTATATGCAAAGTTCAATCCAATTACCGGAGAAGGTTCTGTCGGTAAACGTGTAAAGTGTACCATCAGTGACTTTCCTATACATACCCAGTGGTTACCGGAACGTATCATGAAAGTACCGCTTGTACGCCAACTCATCGAAGCCGGTTCTATTTCCAAATTCCTCACGGACTACATGGGCGTGGAAGACAATCAGGATGATCGCTTGAAGGTCATAGAGCAGTTTGTACGAATACGCAGCCGCGAGGATTTTCCGTTTTGGGCGGCAACATTTGTCTATATCAAGGCCAAAGGCGGTGGTGAGGATGTCCTGTTTCGTCTGACAAGACCTCAACGGCGTTTTGTGGATCGGCTTGAGAAATTGCGTATTGCAGGGAAACCGATACGCATCATCCTGCTTAAAGCACGGCAATGGGGTGGTTCCACCACTTCACAGCTTTATATGGCATGGTTGCAGTTGCTTCACAAAACCGGCTTAAACTCACTTATCATTGCACATCAGGGCGCAGGCTCCGATGAAATCAAGGATATGTTCGACCGGATGATTAAAAGTTATCCTGTCGAAATGCTCTATAAAATTGATGAAGCCTACAATGAGAACGAGCCGAAGATTGTAGGAGTGGGAAAATCGGGAAGTATATCGCGTATTCCGCAGCGTAACTGCAAAATCAAGATTGGTACGGCTGAACGCCCGGATTCGTGTCGTGGCGGTGATTACAATCTTGTACATCTCTCCGAAGTGGGAATATGGAAGGCTACGGAGGGAAAGAAACCGGAAGACATTGTGCGCTCCGCCTGTTCGGGTATTCTCCTCAAGCCCTACACCATGATTGTTTATGAAAGCACAGCAAATGGCACCGGGAACTTCTTTCATCGCGAATATACTGCCGCAAAAGAAGGGAAATCCCAATTCGAGGCAATGTTCGTTTCATGGTTCGACATCGAGCAATATACACTCGCTTTTGATTCGGACAAAGAAAAATGGGATTTTGCAGAATGGCTTTATCAGAATCGGGACAATGAAAATACAGATTCCGAACGTGAGGAATGCGGTAAGTATCTTTGGTCGCTGTGGGAAAAAGGTGCTACGCTCGAAGCTATCCATTGGTACATAGCCGAACGCAGGAAGTACAATGACCATGGGCAGATGGCTGCCGAATTTCCGTCTGATGATGTGGAAGCCTTCGTACATTCGGGAGCACGTGTGTTCGATAAATACAAGGTCGATGCAATGCGTAAGACCTGCAAGAAGCCTAAATATGTCGGTGAAGTCTGTGCCGATGCGGATGAGGGCAAGAACGCTTTGCAGAACTTGCGCTTTGTGAAAGACAAACAGGGATTGTTGCATATTTGGGAGTTGCCGGAAACAGATGAAAAGGAAGTTGTTACAAATCGTTACCTCACGATTGTCGATGTGGGTGGACGTTCCAATAAAGCAGACTTCTCTGTTGTTCTTGTGCTTGACCGTCTGTTTATGATTGATGGTGGCAAGCCTGTCGTAGTGGCACAATGGTACGGACATTGCGACATCGACCAGCTTGCGTGGAAAGCGGCACAAATAGCGGCTTTTTATGACAATTCACTCTTGGTGATAGAAAGCAACACCTTGGAAACGCATGACAAGGAACGGCAGGTAGATGGCGACCAGTCACAGTTCATCCTTAATCAAATCAAAGAGATTTACCCTAATCTCTATGCACGTGGTCAGTCCGAAGAAGCCGTACGCGAGGGATTGCCTACCAAATACGGCTTCCATACCAATGTCTCAACCAAACCGATGATTATATCAACCTTAGTCAAGGTTATTCGTGAGAATTTATACACAGAACGTGACGAACGTTGTCTGGACGAATATTTGTGTTACGAGAAAAAACCGAACGGAGCTTTCGGAGCGATTACCGGTAAACATGATGACTTGCTAATGACAAGAGCCATAGGCTTGCATATATGTTTCTTTGAAATGGAAATTCCAAAGATTGTGCTTCGTATCGGACGATTTGTTGTCAAAAAGAAAAAAGCTGTTTCAGCAGCTACAATATAAGTTTAACTATAAAAACAAGGAACAATGAACATTTTCAGAAAAATCAGAGCTTCGCTTCGTTTACGTGAAGCAGTCAGACAGGCAGACGAAAAACACAAAGAAACTGGAGAACGTTACTATGTTATGCCTGCCGGTGGGAAAAAAGGTCAACTTATCATTATGGATAGAAAGAATTTCCGTAAGTTGAAACAGAAAGGCTACATCAATCATAATACGTTTGTGGGCGACCTTGAACGCGAATGCTTCTACTGCACGACTTATGGAAACGGTTCAGCTATGCTTCCTTCTGCTATTATTGCATTGAAACGAAAACAGTATTTCTCATGGCTTGATTCATTTTCAAATACCAAAGAGAATGGGAAAGTACGGAAATATTGATGGCATTGCCACATTTACCAATGACCCGCTCGCACTTGACAATATCAACAAGTTTAACATCGGAGACCGGGTGATGTGCAATGATAATGGGAAAAGCGGTACTGTATTAGATATAGATACTGATAAATACGGTTGTACCGTTCGTTTTGATGATACTGAAGAAACATGGATTGAATGCGACCAATTATCCAAAGAATAAAGAAAGGGGCATATCTGTGATGATGTGCCCCTTTGGTTTAAGTTCTCATTGCATTATGTAACTGATTTACTGCATCTATATTTGCATCTTGTTCGACCTGTTGAAGCAATTGAGGAGAAAGGCCATCGGGCACTTTGCCCTGCTCCAACTGTTCCTTCTGTGATTTGATACTTTGCAACAATTCATCTGCAAACGGGAAATCTCCATGCTCAAGCAGCTGCTCTACACTGATTGCCTGAGACTGGTACAACTGCATAAGCATATCGTTAGCAAGATGCCTGTATGCCGGTGTTGAAGTGCTTTCGGTAATGCTTAAATCAAATTCTACATCACGTATTTTCTTCGGGTCATATTCGATTTGTGCACCACTCTTACCTGCAATATTGAAAACACGTTTGCTATCATAAAACTGCTGCATATTCTTCACATCCTTATATGCTCCGTCCACTACAAAACAACTGAAGCATTCAAGCAGGTCGAGCAATGACTTCGTGGCGTTTTCTGTCTGTTGGTTATAGTGCGATGCACTTTCACCGGAATACCCGGGCTTTCCTTGTAATGCGCCCGTAACTCCCGATATATCTTCAAAAAATTTGAGTTGCATATTAAGCAGTTCCGCAATGCCTATATTTGTGGAATTATTGGCCACCTGTTCCGGCACTTTTCCGCTTTTGCTCGGCTTGTATACGATGACACCGTTAAATTCTGTCCAGCTCTCTGCAATATCGTCAATGCTCACACCATCAGGCAAGCAATCTTCGGGCATCATCAGCACGCCTTTGGCACTCGCCCGCATTATCCAGTCATAGAGGGTTATCAATCGGTTGGTATATCGCTGTTGGTCGATTACATCAGCAACGAATGAATGGATTTCACCATCAATGAACGGATATGCCTTGAAAACATATGGATGGCTTCCATGCTCGTAAGGCGTTTCCCCCTCCCTCAATATGTCGCCAAAAGGAGAAAGGTAATAGAAATACCAATAATCGTCCACAAACCAAGTAGCTTTTATCAACGGAACCTCATCTTCCGGCATACCGGCTTCCTTGGCCATACGCATACGTTCTTCATTTTCAGTAAGCACCACTTGTGCGTAATCTTCTTCGTCTATTTTGAAAATATCGCCGTTTTGGTAGTCATGGCAACGGTATCTCGGTTTTTGCTCCTTGCGCCATATCTCTATCACACGGCATCGTCCTGGTTCGCTTGTGAATAGAAAATCGTAGTTTTCCAAGCGGCTATACCCGAAACGCTCCGCGTATGTGGCTATGTAATCTTTCCTTGCCGCCCACTTGTAAATGTCACGCAATTGTCTGTATTCCTGCGGACTTGATGCGAACTGTTCACACAACTGTCCGAAAGAAATGTCGTGAACTTCTCCAAGCACGGAAACATCCCAACCTCTGAAATCTCTCATGTTGTTGTCGATAAAGAAATTATTGGGTTGCACATAGTCCGTCCAACAATCCTCTTTTCCATTACGCCAACCGTACGATTTACGGTGAACGATAAAACCGCTTATCAGGAGCTCTTCCATAGTTCGGGCATATACATCGTTCATTCGGTTAAGCTGCATGTTGCATTGAAGTATCGTACTCATCGTTTCACCAAGTTTCTGTTCATCCCGATCACGTGCGGTACAGGTCGGTTCTTTACTTTGGCTTCGATACACGCCAAGCACGCTTCGCACAAGCCTACGGATAAGGTTGTTTTTCAAAGGCACGTTGCCTTGACTTTTAATGTATTCTTCCTCGCTCATGGATTTTCCGTCCACACAAATCATATCGTCCCATTGGAAACCATAGGTATAGCGTTTGTTTCGCTCCCGGTCTTTCCGAAAGTCGTCCATCTGGCTCCAATAGTATTGTGCTTCCATAAGAATGTCAAATGCCCTGCGGTCACCATAACGTTTTGCAGAAACAACAGTATCTATCTCGGCGGCATCATTTCTTCCCGGAGCTATACGGCTCATTGGCAGCAATTTTTTTTCGCTTTTATTTATATGCATATTTTTATCATTTTAATGATTGCGCGGAACAAATATACTGCTCCGGGCAATCATCCTATGTTTAACTATTTACGGGTTTTGTTCATTTCTTCTATCATTTCCTTTTTGAGTTCATTCAATTCAGCCTCAATATTCTTACGTTCCTCATCATCAACTGTGTCATTCAGTTCATTATAGAGGTCGTCAATATCCCTACGATAATCCTCAAAAATTTCATACCGCTCGTATTCGGGTGAATTGTAAAGGAAATCAATCTTTTCCGCATAGTCAAATATGTCGTTGTCGGTATCTTCCTCATAGTGCTTTAATCGGGATTTCAATCGGTCATGCTCCTCTTTCAATCGGAAATACTCATTGTTCACAGCCCTGTACTCGGTGCGTTCGTCCCCGGCTTTGACCAGTCTGTTTACCAACAAGAAGCTGCGAGGGTCGTACTCTCGGTTGTCTGTAATGGTTTCTGCGGTCTTGCTCAATTTGTCGATTGTTCCGAACACGCCACCGAAATAACCGTTCAGCATATATTCAATCTTTGCCGGATTAAAGTCAATCGTTCCTTTTGTATATGGGTCTCCACCCGTAGCTTCATTCATGGCATTGGCCAATCCGACAATGTATTTATTTGCGCTCTTATACGCCTTTGTCCATTCGGGCATATCTTTGTTGTAAGGTGTGTCTTTATAAAGTGGCATACCCGTCCAACTCTTTTCTGCAACGTAGGCTTCCCACAAGGGTTTGTAGGCACTCGGTACAAAGGCATTCAATCCTCCGCCGCCCTCCAAGAAATCAATAGGTAATATCTGTGTAGCCTGTCCTGTTATGGCTTCGGCAATTTCTTCGCCTGTAAGATGTTCCTTTCCGTTAAGAACGGAAATCATCAGTTCGCCCATGCCGTAAACAGCCCTGTATTCTACCGGAAGAGGAATTGATACCCAACTGTTTCCTGCCCTGAAAAGAATATTGCTGCGCCTTACATATTCGGGAAGATTATAGTATGCGTTCTTGTCATCATCGTCATCATCATCGCCACCCAAGTAGGCAACAATGGCACCAAGAAGGAACATCGCCGCAATACCTGTAAAAGCTTTGGCAGGATGGCGTTTCATCTGTCGTCCAAAGTTTGCCGTACCTTGAATGGCTGCATTCCAAAACACATAGCCGCTACGACCAAGTCCCGATACCAATGCACTGGCATTACCAGCCTTTGTCTGCCCTGTACTGTCATAGAATTTTGCTCCGCTGCCTTTCTTGTTGAAGTTTACGCTTATCTCCTTTGCATCATAGATGGCTCTGTCAATGCTCCTGCCCATTTCGCGTGATGTCATGAAAGCGGCAAAACGGGCGCAGTTCTCAACGGCTCGGTTGTACTCGTCGAAACGTTCGCCCAACAAGTCCCATGCTTTTTTTACAGGAATCTTGCCGTTCGATTTTTTCAGTTCCCTGCGTATGTCGTTCTTATGTTGTTCAATGTCCCGGATATTGGCATAGCCTGTTTCTCCTCCGTTCATCATGAACTGATGAAACATCGCTTCCGTCTTGTTACTCATGTCAAGTGTCCCTTTGCGGTGCTTAGCCAAGAGTTGCTTTATTCTTACAGGGTTGGCATACATATAATTACGATGAAAACGCAGTGCGTAGTTCGGGCTTTCCCTTATCCAAGTCATGGTATTGGTGTATAGCATATCTCGCATGAAGTTCGATACAATGAAGTCTGGGTTACGTGTGGTATAGAACGCACTCAACTGTCGGTTGATATTTTCTCCTGCACGGAGAATAGCTCCGATTGCCCCCGACATATCATTGTCGGGATTTGTCTGTCCGTTCAGTGCCTGTGCTGCGCGAGGATTGCCGTTAATGGTAATCACATAGTCCCTGCCGCCACGTTTCACTACAATTTGGTGCTGCCTCATATCCCGGCTTTCCACAATACGGTAAGGAATATTCACGGTATCCTTGCCGTGCTTGTACCGGTCAGGATATTGCTGCGCCAATGACTCCATTTTAGTTTCAAAGTCCAGCATCTTCCGTTCTACCACTTCGGGAGTATCTGTACTGTCTATGTTGTCAGGAAACACTGGCTTCCATTCGTCGGCCACCGTATCGTATTCTACCCAAATGTCGCTCACACTGACAAGGTCGCTCGAATGGTTGAGGGCGAAATTAAGGAAACGCTGTTTTACCAATTTGTTCCGGTTGCCCTGCATGATAGCACCTTCTGCCATTGATTGCAGGTTGGCAAACGGGTCATCCGCTTTCGATCTGCGTCCTTCCGCTTTCTTGATAGGAGCATTGAATGCACTTTGCTTGTGCGTCAGATATGCGTATGCTTCAGAACTGGTCTTTTCGTCAAAACCACGTAGTGGAATGTAAAAATCATACATATCTGAAATCTTGTCAAAGGTCGCTTTGCTCATCATGCCACATTCGTATGACTTTGAAAGTATTGCTTTGCTCGCGGCATTGACTTTTTTCCAAAGGTCGGTAGTGTCGTGTGCCTGTTCGTAATCGTTAACCATTATCTGTGCTTCCGTTTCGGCATCAGCAACATTATCCATACCTGTAAGGGCTGTAAGTCCGGCATAGTCGGTTTGGTCTGCATCGGTTGCTCCGTTATTGATTGCTTCATTACGCATATATGTATTGCGTTCAAGGCCGTGTTTCGCCATCATGTAATCAGTCAATTCCTCACGCTCTGCCTCAGTCCTGGCAAGTTTGGCAACCTCATCAAGCATGGGCTTGAACAGGGTGTGGGCAAACGCATCGGCTTCGGCTTTGTTCACACTTGACAGACGGTTTTCTCCCAAGTATGCGTTTTCAAATCCGTCCACATCCTCAATGTTTGTTTCCTTGCCAAGGATTGCAGTCATGGCTTCTTTCAAGCCGAGCATACTGTCCTGTAATGCTTCCTGTGATTGGAACATACCGCTTTTTACACGCCTTTCATAACGGTCACGAGCCAACTCCCTTTCATGTATTTCCGGGGCACCGGTACGGTATAGTGCATCATCACTTTCTGCAACAGTCTGATGATGTGGGTCGGAAACCGCATAATTTCCGACTTTCAGTTCATACTGCTTTGCCACATCAGCGGCTTCTCCCAATATGTTTCTGTATCTGCCCGGTTCCGCAAGGTTCTCGTAACTGCGCCACAAGATGTAGCGAAGTTCGTTGTCCGATAGAGTAACCCCTCTGAAATCCTCAAAGCCTATCTTATGAAGCATATTCAAGAAGAAATCCTTTATCTGTTGCCACCAACTTGCGTTGATGTTCTCAAATTCAGTATCTTCTGCAAGCGAAGCAAGATATTCTTCGGTAGCCTTATGGAAATTCCAACCGTTTTTTGCAGCCATATCTACAATGCGTCTGCGTATGTTCTCATCGGCATTGTTGAATACATTATCAAGGAATGTATCAAAATGTTCTCCGAACAACTGGCGCAAACCATAGTGCGCCACAGCCTCATGCAGCAGTGTCTGTTCAACATCAAACGTACTTGTATGGTTGGGAATGACAATGGTTATCTTCCCTGTACTCTTCGAGTAGAAGCCTTTTGCACGCTGCTTCTTTCCATCCAAGACGGAAGCATCAGTAACAACCTCCACATTGTCAAGATGCAGTTTCTCTGCAAGGCTTTCCACACGTTCTGCCATTCTTTGGCGTTCACGCCGTGCAAATTCCCTCCGCTGCTTTGCCGTTCTCCTTGACTGGCCGAGCAGTTTTGCTACTGGGTCATTCTCATAACTGACTTCATCATCGGTATATGTACCAATACCGTTACGATAGTCATTTGCAATCTCTGCATTGAGTGCGGCAATCTCTGCATCGGTAACAGCATTTTCCTGTCTGCGTTGAGGCTCACGACCTGCCTCCTTGACCATTTCATCAACTTCAGACGGAGTAAGCAAGCGTTTGACACGCATAGCACCTGTGATTATCCAAGGGTCTGTTTCAGGATTAGGATTGGTACGGTAAGTGTACGCACCATTTTCAGGAATCCTTGGAAGTCCGGCATAACTGTGTTGGAACTTGCCGTTCTTGTTGTAACCATAACTCATGGCTTCTTCCTGATAGTCCACGTCATTGGCATACTCCACCTCAGCCCAAACAAAATTGGCAGGGAACAGGGTTTTATCTCCGTTCTCATCAATGCGGTTAAACTGCAATGCGTATGGAATGACCCCTAAATGCCATCCGGGACGATAGGCAAGTTTACCACTACCGCCTTGTGTGCCTTTTCCTCCGGCCTTGACTTGATTGCGCCCAGTCTTGCTCTGTCCGGCTATCGGTGCAGCATCAGCATCCAGCCATACACCGACCGGTGTCGCTTCTCCGTTCGGATTGGCAACCATAGGCGGATACAATTCGCCGTTCTTCAAAACAAACACCTTGTATCCAATACCTGTATTTTGGGGTGCGGCATCTTCGCGAATGCGATACATCGTATCATCGCTGCGATATAAGACATCATCCTCATCAGTATTTGTAATGTCGTTGGCTGTTTCCACGCTTGCATCCATTTCAGCATATTTGGCTTCCTTTTCCTCCAACTCTTTCTTCATCAGTTCGGCATATTCCTCTAACTGTGCTTTCGCCTGTGCCAATTCTTCTTCATACTCGAATGGCTTGCCCTCTCTTGACAGGAGTTCTTTCAATTCGGCTTCATTATGTTTTTTGCTTCGCTCTCCGGCACTCAATCTCTCGGCAAAATCCTTTCCTGTAATCACATTGTCTGTAATATCCTCAATGGCATTGCGAAGCAGGTTTTGGCGTACCGGCACATCTTCAATGCCGAGTTCAAGGCAAGAGTAGGTCATTCTACGCTCAACATCATTGAAAAGTGTTGCACCGTCACTCATGGTTTTCCTTGTCAGTTTTGTTGTGACCACAAATGAAAAATCGCCTATCTGTATAATCAGTTCCCGTTTCTGTTCTCCTGAAATCTCACCGTCTTTCATCTGCTTCATTTCTGCAAGAATACTCTTGTTGTGTTCCTTGAAGAAATCATCCATTGTATCAACAGAAGCAAAACGATGTTTCCCGGTTACAATCTCCTTGAATTGTCCATCGGGGAATAACGAACGTACAGCCTCCAAGTATCTGCCGTTATCCTCAATGCGCTTTTCCGCATCCTTGATAAAGGCTTTCAACCTTGGCTTGGCATTGTGGATATAATTTTGGTCTGTTTCCCATTGTTTTTTGCGGCTTGCATATTTACGCACGTTCTTTTCCGCATTGTTTTTCAGCATGGCATACTCACTGCCGGAGAGCTGCGCAACGGTATCGCCAAACACATCTTCTTCCTCTTCAAGCACACGGTTGGTCATGCTGTTGTTCATCATCTGCTTGCCGTTCATGATACTATCGGCAATCGCTCCCTTTGTTTTCAATCGTTGGTAGGCGGTAACATCCAAACTGTCCTCAACTCCGAAACGCAAGATGCGTACAGGCTTGTTCATGTCCTTATGCAAATTTCCCTGTCGCAAAATGCGTCCGTTGCGCTGGGTATAGTCCATAGGACGGTTAGGCGCATCCAAATGTATCAGCGTGTGCAGTCGTTCCTGAATGTTCACGCCTGTACCGAGCGTAAAGGTCGAACCGAGAATCACGCGAACCTCACCACGGTTTACCTTTTCAAAGATTTCAAGTTTCTTCTTGATAGTTATTCCCGACCTCATTACTACAATCTCATCAGCAGGAACTCCCTCTGCGATCAGTTTATTTCTGATGTCATCATAAAGATTGAAGCCGCTCTGCTTATTTTGATAATTGTCGGCAAAAATGGCAACCGTACCTTTGTAGTCGGCTGTTTCTTTCAGAGAGCGCAAAGTTTGGCGCACGGCTTCATTGGTCTTGCTGTTTTGGTCGTCCTCTGCATCTGACTGCACCAATCGGGCATCCACGGCAGCAGCTTTGGCAATACCGTACATAGTGAGCGGAATATGGCTGTTCTCTTTCTTCTCTTTGCCGCTCATCTGCTCATAATGTTCAAGTTCGCTCTTTACGAACTTCATGATACTACGCAATGCACGTGTCTGTGGCAGATAGAGGTCTTGTGCCTTTCCTTCCTCCATTTCAGGTATTTTGTCCTTTACGCCACCGGCTTCTTTGGTAAGGACAGTATCGGACACTCCAGACCATATACGCACCAGTTCGGGCAGGTTCACATATCCGGCAAAGCGATTGTTCTCCTTGAACTTTCCGCTTGTGGTGAATTCCAACATTTGCTGAATGTTACCGAAGTTGCGTACAAAGTCATCAAAGTAATAGATACCGTATTCTTTCATTGTATCGGCAGGCATGAGATAGCGCATGAACGTCCAAATCTCTGCAGCGGTATTGCTGATAGGCGTACCTGTGGCAAAAATTACGTTTCGTCCGTTGTTCTTTTCTAAAACAGCCTGTGTTTTCAAGAATACGCCTTGTGATTTTTTGCTGTATGACGGGTCCACACCTTTCACTCCACGCTGCATGGCAGTGGCAAATCCAAGGTGCTTGTATTCGTGGGCTTCATCCACAAGCAGGGCATCAATGCCCATGTCGTCAAAGTTCTCCACATCGTCAGTACGGCGGTCAAGCATTTCCATTGCCTTGACTTCTGCATTCTGCAAGGCTACGGCACGTTTTTTCTCATCGTTGGCAGTGCGTTTCTTTGAAGCATTGTCTGCAAGTCCGGCAAGCTGTTCCTCCAACAATTCGATTTCACGTTCGGCTTGCCGGGTAATCATGTTCTTTCCGTCCGGGTCTTCCTCTTTCATCTGTTCAAGGATGAGCATCTTCTCCTCAATCTTGTCCTGCACGAAAGTCATTTCTCTTTCCTCGCTGTCGGGAATAAATTCAAAGGTCGATTGCGGAACGACAATCATATCCCAGTCATTGTAGCGTATCTTGGCATAGAAGTTCTTTCTGCCCTCCGCACTTCGGTCTGCCTCTTCGAGTGTCAGTATCTTGGCATTCGGGTACAGTTCCTTTGCACTTGCAACAAATTGCCCGACGGTGGCATTCTGCACTACAATCATCGGTTTGCGGGCAGTACCTAAACGGCGCATTTCCATCGCTGTGGAAATAAGGGTAAAGGTTTTTCCTGTTCCTACCTCATGGGCAAGCAACAACGGTTGCTGTGTGCCTCTCACGATGGCTCTGCCTTGATGAGGACGCATCTTGAATTTGTGTGAAGCACCTCCAAAATACTCCGGCACAAACTCGTCCGGTATGCTCATAGGCACAAAGTTGTTGAACATATCGTTATAGATACGTTCCATACGTTCCGACATTTCCGGGTCGCTCTGCATCTTCTGCCTTGCCCAGTCCTTGAAATCTTGACGGATTTCATCAATCTTGGCGGCACAAGCCTGTGTCGCTTCCTTGTCGGTAATTGTTTCTGTTGTGCCGTCATAGTGTTTCTTGGTGGTGGAAACCGTGATGCTTCTGTTCTGAATGGCGGCTTCTATAAGGGTGTGTCCCATAATGGTTCGACCGAGCATTTCACTGGTCACGCCCATGGCACGGTTCTTTTCGTAGTTGGTAAAGTATGGCTCTTTCATAAACCAAGTACCGCCTACTGCTGTAAAACGGACATCTACTTCCGTTCGTTCCTTTACGAAATCTTCATATAGTTTCGGATCAATCCAAGAACTGCCGAGGGTAAAGTCTATCAGATGTGCGGGGATTTCCATTGGCATGACTTCCTGCAATGCCTTGATGTTGCGGTCAAATTCCCCATTCTCGTTGTTTTCCTCTGCCTGACGCAGTTTTTCACGGATATTTCCACTCAAATACTGATACGATGCTTCCATCTGTCGGCTTACTGGGTCCTCGAAACCGTAGCCGCTCTCGATGATTTCTTTCTTCACATCTTCGATGCCTGTGCCAAGTTGTTCGGCGATATATGGTATGTCCACACGACCGAATTTGAAGATACTTGCAATGATACCGTCCTTGACATTGGCCGGGGTGGGTTCTTTATCTTTTTCAACGACACGTTTGCTGAATACATCGGTCTTTTCAAATTTCTGTATCCGGTTTCCTTTTTCATCTGCCGTTTCCTCAAACTTTTCAAGAGCGAATACATTGGCATAGTCCACATCATTGCGGAGAAACGCAATGGCGGTGTTCTTGTTGAAGTGTCCGTATGTGCCGACAAAATCATCATATGCCTTGTTGAGTTTGTCAAGCAAAGGTTTCAGCCCCTCATCGCTTTCGTTCTCGGTCTGATAGGAAAGAACTTCCGCAAGAGCTTCCTTGATGGCGGTGTACGCCTCGAAGCATTCCACTTTCGTATGCCCTTTTACCCTATTGGCATTCACTTCGAGAGGTTGTGCACTGGCTGTCGAGTTGATAAACAGTTTGCCATCTCTGACAAATATCTCACCAATCTTTTTGTCGGGCATTACATCGGTAACCGGTCCGGCATTGCGTTCGCCAAATTCCTCTGCCTTGAATGAATGGACAAATTCAGATAACATCTGCTCCTGCTTCTTATCCTGTGCAGGATACAAACCCTTGCTTGTCGGGCGGAATGTGTCGCCTTTCTCAAATGCAAAGTGCATTTCACCAGCCATGTTTTCGGGGTGTTCAATGAAATAGCGGTTGTAGTCCATCGAAAGTTGCTTGATGACCGGTGTTTCCTTGCCTTTGACCTTGCGTGTTTCCCCAGTATCATATTCTGCCATACGCTCTCCGCTCACATCGCTTACATCAATGACATGGGCGGATTTCTGCCCGTTCACACGCTTGCGGATAACAACGATGTCGGAGGTTACCCCGGTGCCACCGAAAGTCTTGTTGTGCATACGGAAAGCACCCACGAAGTCAGAACCGCCCTCGTTCACAATCCAGTCACGGAGTTTCTTGCTGTTGTCAAGCGTACCGTTGGACGTAATGAAGATGCCCAAACCGCCCTCGCGCAGTTTACGCACATTCTTTGCTATACAGAAATCATGTATGTTGTGGAATTTCTTCGACAGGTCTTTGTCACCGGTGGTGTCATTCACACGGAGTCCGGTAACGAAAGGAACATTGGTAATAGCCAAATCCACACTGCCGTTAGGTATGCGGGTCTGTTCAAAGCCCTGTATTTCCACTTTGGCATCAGGATAGAGGAGCGAGAGGATGCCTCCCGAAGTTCTGTCAATCTCTATGGCATGGATGTCACTACGCTCACTGATGTTTGTAGGCATCTGTCCCAAGATATTGCCGATACCGGCAGAACCTTCAAGAATGTTTCCACCATTGAAGCCCATTTGTTCGGCAATGTCCCAAAGCGTATCCACAACGTATGCCGGAGTGTAATAGGCACTATTTGCACTCATTACGGCCTCTTGATATGCCTTTTCACCAAGCAACTCACGGAGCTTCTTTGCAATGGGATTAGGAGCATACGATGTACCTTCGTTGAAAGCCTTGCCCAAGCCACCCCAGCCACTGAACTTGCGAAGGGTCTGCATCTGTTTTTCTGTAGCCTGTTCGCCGCTTTCAAGCAACTGTTTTGCCAGTTCGATAGCCTTGATATTGGCTTCGATACGGGCATCTACTGATGTCGGAGCGTGGTCTTTACCACGTTCCGAATGGTTGTTATGGGTATTCTTCTTCTCAGTTATGGCATCTGAAAGTCGAGGTCGCACAATCCTATTGACTGCATCGCTTGTTCTTTCTCCTTCGTTGTCAGTCCCTCTACCTGCTTGTTGTTCGCTTTCGCTACCTGTTTCAGTGCCTCTTGATAATCCTTGTCCGTGTCGATTACCGTTGGCTGACACTCCTTCGGAGCGTTCTGCATCAGTTCTCTGTAATCCATGTTCGTTGTTTTTATTGTTATCAATCAGATCGTCAAACAAGCCCAGTTCATTTGACTGCTGTGAATTTACTGCTTTTTTCTCACTTTTTTTACGTGTGGAGCGACTTTTCTTGATACGTTCCTGTGCAATTTCAACCTCTTGCTCGACCTCTTTTTCTCTTATTACTGTCTCAGCGGTGGCAAGCGCATCAATATCCGGTTTATCAAAGTTGGCCACATCAAACTGTTGTACCTCATCGTATGGGGTCATATCGGTATCCAGCCCGTTCTCTGATACCTCCGGCAAATCCCTTGCGCCATTATAGAACGCTTTGAGATATGGACGTATGGCATCGCCCAAGTCTGCAATCATGGCCGTTGCATACTCGGCAAACTTACGTGAACCTTTCTCCAAATGGTAAACAGCCATCTCTGTTCCAATGGCAAGAATCTCAGGGTCTATACCTATATTCATTTGACCGAGCAACTTCTTACGCATACGCTCACGAAGTTCTGCATAACGCTCATCAGTAACAAGACGGTTACCACTCGCTTCAGTCTTTTTCTGCGAATTGTCTTGTTGTTGCTCACTCCGCATATCGTTGATAAGAGTTCGGACTTCATTAGCAAACTTATCTGCACTATCTTTAGTCAGGAAAATAATATTTCCTTCATGATAAACGTCTCCACCACGCTTCTCTCCTAAATCCATCACAGCCTGTTTTTCCGCATCAATCATCTTCATCAAAGTACGAACAGAATATCTGTTATCCATTTCCTTGTCAACAACGAAATCTGTCCTTTTGTCACGAATTTCATCCTTTGCCTTGCGATCAAGTTCTCGGGTCTTAATTTTATTTTCGAGCGAAATGCCAACTGCATCCAAAACTTCTTGCATACCGTTCTGAGGATTGCGAAGAATGTCTAACATTTCCTCTGGGCTGTTGGTTGTCTGACGAAAACGTGCATCACCAATAGGTATGGGACCGCTCACATCATCACGACTTAATGTAGTTTCCCCTGTTTCTTTATCAACAAAAACAGAGTATTGCCATATAGGAGTATATTCCTGCTTTTCCTCCTGCTTCGTGGCTTTCTGTTGTTGAGGTTCTGAAAACTGCACATTGCCGTCATTTACTTCTGACAAATCAGACAAAGACAAAGGTGGTTGTGATTGTGCATCGGTTGCATATTCTGCCAAGCGTTCAGCATCTTCCTTGCTCCGCATCATGAAGCCTTGCTTTTCCTTGTCCCACCAGCCTTTCAGTTGTTTGGCAAACATTGTGGTGTGCTTCCGAACAGTATCTCTCAATTCATTGTTGAATTTCACAAGGTGCATATCCAACACCTTACCTCTCTTTGTGGTGTACTGTGCAGGAGTAATGGTATACGGAGTGTCTATTGATTCCGTCGTTTCTTCTTCCCCAACAATTCTCGCTACATTTACATACAGTTTAGCATCCTTTCCTTTATATTGGGGCGGTTCATACGAAAAGTTATATACGGTTTGATTGTCCTCATCTACAATAGAAATATTTCCTTTGTAAGCAGAATAATCAATGCCTGATTCTGTATGATTCCGGTTGCTATAATAGTATTTATCAAGTTTGGATTTATCGGATGAATTTACAGAAACAGAGCCAGTTACTTCTTCTAACCCGTATTCTATACTCTTTATACCATTAGCAAGCACCTTATTTGCTAATCTCAATAGCATTTTCACATCGCCTTCATAGGGGGGATGTGCGGTATCTGAATCACGTAATAAATCATTGAATGCCTTATACTCCTGTTTCGTCTTTACGCTCTTATATTCAGCAAACGCTTTGGTCTTACGGTGGCTGCTGTCTATCCATTTCTCGAAATCTTCCAAGTTTACGGCAGTCAACACCGTCTTGTGCTTCTTCGCCCAATCGCTGTCATAATTCGCGAAGTAAGCTGCCTCGGCATCGTCAGTCTCATTGAAACCAAGCATTACCTTATGCTCATCAAAGCTGCCGTCCTCATTATACTGGTCCACCACGAACACCCTGCGTCCGTTCCACCCGTCAATATCATCAGAGAGGAACACGTCTATGTGGTCTCCATCCACGCCCTCCGTGCCACGAATGTAGCCGTAGGTGTTCTGCATGATCGTTTCCCACTTGTTGCCCTCTGTGTCTATTCCACTACGAACGGATCCTTTCGGGTTCTCAATGGTGATATTGAATGTACCAACCTGCACATGACCTTTCTTATAATTGCCAGCTTCTTTCTGTTTCTCCGTAGGAGTAGTATCGGTTTCTTTCTCTGCCACTGCAACAGCATTGGCTAAAGACAAAGATGCATCAATATAATTAAGAACATCCAATAAGTCTCCGAATGTTTGACCGTCATACTCATAAGCGCTACCTATATAATTACCTTTCGTATCAGGTGCATCAACTTTTATAACTTTATGAGTACCATCAACAATAATTGTCTGTTTATAAGTATCGCCATACTTTCCGCTTTCAATCCAATCATCTTCTTGAACTTCAATACGTCTTGCTATTTTTGCACTAAGTTGATTGTCAGTATCATCAGAAGACAGCATTTCTTCTTGTGATAAAGAAGATTCTATTTCGCTTTGTCCACCAATGCTTTCAGTTCTTCCTGTATCATCAGTTGTCCCATTTCCGTTCTCAACTCGTTCTCTTGGCGCAAGAGTTCCATTGCTTCCTTGCTGCCCTCGTTGGCTTGTTGCTGTATCGCCAACCAATACATTGCTTCGTTGTTGTCCATTGTAATCTAAATTTAATGCTTCTTTAATAGCCTGTACGAGCGTCCGAGGGGTATTGTCCGGTTGTTCGAACAGAGTTTCTTCCTGTGTGCCTTGTATAAGGTCATAAATCTTGCCGAATGTATTTTGAATGAAGCTTTGGCTTTCACCTTTATACATTGCGGCCAAATGCAGGACAAAGTTACTGAAATTATCAGCAGGGAGATAACTTTCCCCAGTGACATCATCCATTTGATACTGGCGTTTCCAACTTTCTACGGCAGTACGTGCTTCCTTGAAGTTCTTTGCCTCTACAAACATTTTATCTTGGGACAAAGCATAGTAAGCACGAACGGAATTCTGTATCTCATCTACCATTCGTTCACTGTTCGGACTATCATAATCACGAAAAGCAGTGGCAAGAATAGCCTTTTGTGCTTTTACCGGCAATACGTTGAACATTTCCTCCAACCGTGTACTACCGTCCTTGAAAATGCTTTGATACATGATACCACGCAAATCATTCTTGGATTCGGGAGTCAAGTTACCCTTGCTGTCAAACGCACTCTTGTATTGTGTGGGACTGATGAAACCTCTTTGGCTCATCCATTTTAGGACACTTGCACCGTTGGCATCCACAAGCCCGGCAAACGACACTTCATCGTCCGAGGCTCTGAGTAACAGGTTGGCAAACGAACGTACTTCGATTCCCATACGCTGTAAGGCATTTTTCGGTTTGATTCGTTCCACACCTCCGCTTTCGGTGTCCTGTGCTACGTATTGTCCCAGAGGAATAGCCGTAGCATCGTCCACATGAAGCATATTTACCAGCACCGGACTTTGTAGGGCAGCAATATCTTCAGCACGCAAACCAAACTCTTCCGCATGGTCTTTCAGGTATTGCCTATATGCTTCGGCCTGTTCCGGATGGCTTTCCCACATCAGACGCAAGGCATCACTGCGGTTGTTTCCCTGTATAACTTCACCACGTTCGTTTACGGTCGGCGCACCGGTGTAAGCGGTAATACTCGATGTGATTTCTTCCGGACGAATGTTCCCGGCGATTTTCCGTGCAGACAATACGCTCGCTTCGTCATTTCGTTCCTTGGGTTGCGCTTCATCAATAAAATGCAGAGGATTACGCACACCTTGGATATGGCTCGGTTGCAACAACGATGCGTCAATCACGGCCACATGACCGGGAGCCAGCACATCATTGCTGAACTTCACGTTCACCTCTTTACCTTGTACGGTCTGCAATGGTTCTTGCCTGTCAATCTTATGGCCGTTCACACGTCTGTACCCCCTTGCGCGGGCATCCTGCGGTGTATCATCCACCATGTCGGGAACTCCGTTAAGGGCTTCACGCTCGACGCGTTCGGCTTCCTCACGCTCTGCACGCAGCTTTTCTTCTTCCGCTTTGCGTAGGGCGGCAGCTTCATCAGCCATTCGTTTGCGTTCCGCATCCGCTGCCATTCTTCTACGGTTGGCAGTACCGGCTATCTTCTGCCAAGCGAGCAAATCCTGTTTGGCTGCATCAATCGCCGCTTTGCGTTCTTTCTCGGAAGCAATCTTTTCGGCAATGGAGTTGCCACCTTTCGATTTGGCTTTCTCCAACTTCTTCAAGGCTTCTTCCTTGTCGGCAACCATTCCATCGGCTACGGTCTGTGCCATATCCTCATCACCCTCAGTCTGCTCCACAATGGCATCCCAAGCTGTGTCGCTGTCGGCCTGCTCATATAGTGGATTTCCCTGCTCATCCTTTGGTATTCTCTGCATGGCAGGAATATTTTGAGGGGCATTGTTATCATTTTCGGGAATATTTTCCGCACCATTGTTGCTCTCATTTTCGGCAGGGCGTTCAAACGCTACTCCGTTATGCTCCAACAACATATTGTCAAGTTCATCACGGGTAAACAGGTTCACACGCTTGCCGTTGATAGGGGCTTCGGTAAATACCTCATACTTGCCGTCCGCATCAGCATCCGCTGTGATATTGCCACGGACGGTAACGCCGTTCTCATCGGTAAGCGAAACAATGTCATTGAGGGCGTATTGTGGTCTTTCAGCCTCTTGCATTTCCTGTTTCCGTTCGGCATTCTCAATGGTTCTCTGCTGCTCGAACTGCGCCACACGTGCCAAATTTGCCGCATCAGCCTGTTGCTGTATGGTTTCTTTTGCCAACGGGAAGATATTCACGCCGTCCGATACGTTAACTGTGCCGTCCCCATTATCCACAATACCGTCCTCGTTGGCTATAACCTGTACTTGCATCTGTGAACCATCCTGTCCGGTAATAGTATAGGCATCACCCGGATTGAATGTAACCTTACCGTCGATCTTATCAGCCGCTTCACGTGCGAACTGCTCCACAATGGCTTGTTCTGCCAATTCTTTTTGCTCGTTAGGGTCTTGCGATTCATCAAGAGACAATACTGCATCAGGTGATACTTGTTCAAGTGCGCCGGTTTCCGAATCGCGAATGATGATGCTGTTGTCCGAATCAGTTACGCTCACACCGCTACCATCGTCATATGGTACAAGCTTGCCACTGATTACATACACCTTCCGCTCATCCTGCTTCATCGTTGCCCCCTGTATCATGCCGGTATTACGGTTCACACGTGCATCTATCATTGAGTTGCTCTGCTCGATACGACCGTCTATATCATCACGTACACGTTGTATCATGCCGTTATACACCTGCTTGGCATTAATATAATCGATTACGGAAACCTTATCTTCATCATTCCATTGTTCGTTGCCATTCACAAACTCTAATGCGGCAATCGGATTTTCTTCAATCATTGCAAACATGCTCTCATCCACGAGGTCTGCAACCCTTGCACGCTGATACTCATACATGTTCTTTGCATCGTTCATCTCCTGCGAAGAAATGATATTATACCCGTCGAGATAACTGTCATTTGCTTGTTGTACACTTTCGTTTCGGTTGCCGCCACGTGATTGAGCCATAGAAGCAAGGTTAAATCCTCGCAAATTCAACGAGCGTTCCATATAATCCAGAACGGCAGCTTTCTCATTGATGGTAAAATCTTTATCACCGGCAATAAGTTCCGCAACTTCACCGATATTCTCATTGGTAGTAAGGTCAAGCGTCGCCTTTAATGGCTCCCATACCTCTTTGCCGAGTAATTCATTCACTTTTGCGTCCGCTTTATTTACACCATGCTTCATGGAAGTATAATTTGCAGCAGACAAAGTATGTTTTCCTGCGCCCATCAATCCCATAGAGAGTGCCATGCCTCCCCAAATGTCACCATGAAATTGGCCACTGGCAAACAAATTGGTACGTGTACCGTCCGGATTCTGTTGATAGGCATCATCAAGATTGAGCATGGTGCGCCACAGTTGTCCATAGTATTCTTCCGAAACCTCACCGACATAATCACTCATACCCATTTTGTTGAACATCTGATGAGTTTGTCCCATGATACCGTTCAACGCACTTGCGTCAGCCTTTGAAAGCACTGCACCGATACGTTTTGCACCTACAACATTGGCGAGTTTGCTCATATTCCCAAGAGTAAAGACCGGATCAAGATGTGCACCGAACATTTCCGAATAATTCTCAATGATGGCATTGGCTTCACTTTGCCAAATGGCATCCCCCCAAGTCTTGTCGTTGGAAAAATCATAGTTGCCGTTCTCATCAACAACCACATCACCCAGTTTACGGTCAATAATGTCAGCAGTAGTTTTCCCTGCCTGTACTGTATTGGCCATAAGTGGAGCGCGTACAAGCAAATCATCTGCAGTTGTACCGAGTGCTTTGATGGTCCAGTCGGTTGCATACCGTCCCAAACCTTTGGCTCCATTTTCTTTGATATAGGACTTGAAACCCTGCTGAGCCATTTTTTCAGCCGTTTCTTTGCTTATAACCTTTGTTGCAAGTCTGGTACTTTCTTTGGAGAAAGAGGACAATCCGTTAAATCCTCCACCTGTCAATACGAAATCCAGCATGAAGGACGGCATATAGCCTGTCATTACACCTGCTCTGTTCCAAAAATCTGCATTTCCGCTGTATCTTTCCTCTGCTTGTTGCTTCTCATGGATTGCGCCCATCATTGCATCATGCGCTTCACGTTCACCCTCTGTGGCATTTTCTTTTTTCAGTTCATCGGCATTCATCATCGTAAATGCGTCACGCATATCACCCATACCGAAATCCCACGTGCGCACATCACCCATAGTGCGACCGAAACCACGCCAAAAGCCTACATCTACACCGTTTTCACGGTCTTTCTGTTCTTCAAGGTTCTTAATCAGTTCCTCTGTTTCACGAATGGCTACGGATAACGCACGGTTTTCCTTGTCAGATTGTTGGCGGGGCGTATAAGTGGCAGCTCCCAGTATGGCAGCGAGAGGGGCTTTGTTGTTTTCTGTCTCTTCTGCCCATTCCTTGTGTACTTCTGATGCTCTTTCCTCTTGCTTGGCTTTCAACTCCTGCAACCGGAGGTTTGCCTTGCGCAACTGTCCGCCTATGGACATATCGGCAGCTTGGCGGTACTGAAAGCTTTCCATGTCAGCCAATGACTTGCTGTAATAACGATTTCCGGCAGGAGTGAGGAACGTTTTCTCCAACTTCCCACTTCCAGGATTGAATATCATCTTTCCCTCTTTGGTCTGCAAGCCGGGATTTATCCCATATTCCTGCATATTGTCTATGCGTTCGTTGAATGTTTGTGTATGGGATTTCACATCGTTCATAATACGGTCGGTTTCGGTCAACATCGCTACTTTCTCCTTTTCTGTAGGTTGCCATGTCTGTTCATTAGCAGGTGAAATGGGTTCTTCAACCGTTCCGGAAGCACTGTTTCCCGATTGTTGCGACGAGGTTCGTTCCTTTCCAAACCCTATATTGCTTTCAAATTCTTCAAACGGCTCCATATCATAACCATCTTTTACAAGAGCGTCGTAAGCCGCTTTACGTTTGGTTGAATCTAACAGGTTCTTGCGAAAATCTTCTTCGCTCTCCATGTCGTAACCATCAGAAACAAACGTATCATACAGTTTTTTTATCTTATCCTTTTCTTCAGGCATAGTATTTTATTTATGATGTTGGACTTTTCTTTTTATTATCGGCCGTTGGACTTTTTTTCTGTGGCTTAGAAGAATGTCCTTTACCGGGCTTTGTCGTTTCAGATGTCTTGACGGTTTTCCCTCTTCCACTTTTGACCTCGGTGGTCGAAGCCTGAGTTTCTTCGTTCCATGTTCCATTGTCTATGGCGTTCTGACGCATGGCTTCATACGAGTGTGCAAAATGCTTGTTACCATCGCTGTCATACCACGGATATTCTCCGGCCTTTCCACTGCCACCACCTCGGTTGTAATATTCTGCTCTGGCATTGGATGCGGAAGCGGAAGCCTTTGAAGCACCAGCTTTAGCCTTTTCGGTTTCAAGCCTTGCCTTTTCAAGTTCTTCTGCATATTTTGCTTCAATTCCTTTGCGTTTGGCTTCAGCTTCGGATGCGGATATTTTATTGCCTTGCAGTTGGAGATTCAATTCAAACATCTGCCTGTCGCGTTCCTCTTTGGCATCGTTCCGTATGCGGTTATAATCGTCAAGACCAAGCTGCCTTTGCCACTTACGTTCACGGTCATCCCTTTCTTCATCAGCGATTCTTGCCCTCATCAGCCCCTCATAATATTCTTTCTCCTTGCCTTCACGTTCTTTCATCAGCTTGTCATATCTCACTTTGGTACGTTCTGACATGGTATTCTTACCGGTATACATATTTGGAGCGTACTGCGTGGTGAAGAACAAGTTCGAGAGTGCCGATATACCATCACCAATGGCTGCGAATATCTGTTCACGTTTCTGCTTCTTCTTTTCTTTAGCAAGTTCCTCGTCCGTTGGCGGTTTATAGGGATTGAGTTTTTTGTACAATTCAGCGTATGAGAGACTGCCACCGTTCACATCGGCTTGTTTGGCCGGAGGTGCAGCGACCGTTTCAGATTGGGAGCCGGTAACGGCAGGAGCCGCAGCTGCTTGTTGTTCCGTCCATTTCTGTGTACCCTTTGCCGGGGATGATACGGAAGGAGCGTCTTGCTGCTGTTCGTGCCATTCCTTAGAGCCTTTGGGCGGAGGCGTACCACCTCCGTTTCCTAAAATATCATCCATTGTTGCCATATTGAAATAGTTTAGAAAGGCATTTGACTTACCGCGTTAGTTACTCCTTGTACAGCTCCCGATATGGCATTGGCCTTGCCTTGCTCAATGGCGTTAAGCTGTTCCACTAAAGCATTGTCGTTTTGCATATAAGTGGCTTCGATATTGTCCTTACGTGCTTCTGCATCAGCGGCAATCTGTGATGTTGCATCGGCAAGAGCCTTGTTGTTCGCTTCTTTGGCCGCTGCCACACTTTCATCAGTACCGCCCATGACGGCTGCACTACCGGCAGCGGCTTTGTTACGTTGTTTTATACTCTCTTCAGTTTGCGTAAGGATGCGTTGTGCATCAGCCCGCTGAGTGGCATCCTCGTTGTACCGCCTGTCGTACCAGTCCTGATTCTTTTGCCGTTGAGCCTCAACATTACGTTTTGCTTTCTTCATGGCCTTGGATGCCTTGATCCCACCGAAAATGCTGCCTGCAGCACCTATGGCACTTCCTATTAAACCCATAAGACTTTAGTTTTGATTATTAAAAGTTATACCTTGCGTGCGAAAGTAAGCCGTTATCTTCGCATCATCATTTTATCTTTTTACATACAAATCATTATGGCAATAGGAAAAAAGACCGGAGGGCGGCAAAAAGGTACGCCCAACAAAATAACGGCACTGGCAAAAGGGATGATTGAGAAATGGCTTGAAGCGCACAACACTATACCCGAAGGAGATGTGACACCACTAATAATGCAGGACTTCCTGGAACTTGACCCCAAAGACAGGGTGAAAGTGTCTACAGAGTTCATTAAAATCATCATGCCTAAGAATATCAGCATAGACGATGGCGAGGTCAAACTCACCATTGAGGACAAGCTTGTCAAACTTGCCGGAGAAGAAGACGAGGAAGAATAATCTATTACCCTCTACTTTAGATTGTCTTCATGCCAAGGGAACCCCAACCCGAAAAGGGGATGATTTTACTGATTTGCTTTGAAGCGATGTTCGAGAGAATGTCGCTTTTTTCATGTCCGGACCGTAAAATTTCTTCGGAAGAAAAGGGTATTTCTTCGGAAGAAATAGCAATAAATGTACAATTATACCCCATTTCTTCGGATTTCTTCGGAAGATATTGCCTTAATTGTACAGGAAAGGGGTATTTCTTCGGAAAAAACACGCATAAATGTACATTCTTGTACAGATTGAATTTTTTATGCGAAAATCAGCTCAAAAGCACCTCAAAAATCTTCTGAAATGGCTGAAATGAGCTATTTTTTGACATAATTTCAGAAGATATTACATTTATTTCTTCAGAAGAAATAACCATAAATGTACAGAAGAGGGGTATTTCTTCGGAGGAAACAGCCATAAATGTACATTTCTTCGGAAGAAAAGGGTATTTCTTCGGAAGAAATAGCAATAAATGTACAATTATACCCCATTTCTTCGGAAGA